TGCCGGAAAGAACGTGGCGTGGATGAAGGCTCAGGCTCTCCGTAAAAAGGCTCAAGTCATCTTCGTAGACTATCTTCAACTCATCCACGAAACAGGCGCAAAGGATAGATATGCCGCCATTACAGCCATATCCATTGCCTTACACGAACTGGCGCAGACCACAGGCATTGTCGTGGTGGCATTAGCACAGCTCAATCGAAACCCATCAAAGCCCGGAGCAACGCCTACTAACTCCGACTTGCGAGAGAGCGGACAGATTGAACAGGACGCAGATGCAATCATTCTTCTGTCCGGCGATAACCCCGATAAGTACCTGTTCCGTCTGAGCAAGAACAAGGAAGGCGGGATAGGCGACCTTCCGATCACGTTTAACAAGCAGATTCAACGGTTCCAAGAGTATACTTGGATGGATTGAGCACATAAGCTGTCAGCAATGGCAGTCTTTTGTTTTTTCAAACTCCACGAGAAAGCCTGTTTTAAGGCGTTTTGGATGCCAGATGATAACTTTATCGACTTCGCCACGAAAACGCGCCACAGACGCTCGTAGACGGCTCTCCGTTGATGATAGCATATCTCGAACTAGACCATGCGATTAGAACGATGTAGAAGCGTTGAGAACGGCTTTTCGGGTTCAGACGTGAAAGTTATCGGGTCAAGCAGAAAAACGCGTCAGACAGGCTCTTACACGCCTTTCCGGCGATGATAGCAGCCAGATGGGCGAATGCCAACGACTATTTGTCAAATCTCAGGACTGATTGAGACAAAAAAATGCTTCGACTATCACTTTCGGAAATGGCTTTCAAATTTTTGTCCCCTTTCCCCCTTGTTTCCTCTTTCCCCCTCTTTCCCCCTCTTTCCCCTACAACCCCTATTACCCCCTATAATCCCCCTAACATCTTCCGTGCTCCCCCTTTCCCTCCCCGTGTGTTTAGCGCGTCTGCGGGCGTTATATGCGCAGGCGCGCGCGTTGACGGAGCCGGGTGTGCCACGATGGTTCAAAAGTGAATAAATGACAGTTATGCGAAATTGCAAGCTGGTTATCCTCTATCTCCAAGACTATACCGTTATCCAGCAAAGCAGACCGTAGGTGAGAACTGGCGTGAGGCTCGGATTGGTGGATAGTCTGCGACTATTTCACATGGAAAATTGGCTCCATTTTGTGGTCGGTTGAATATATATAAATGTTGCATTGACCATTCCTAGCATAATACTATGAATTGAATATAATACCATAGTGCGTTACTGGGAATTAAATCGAGCAGGAACAGACCGAATTGGATGGTACGAGTTATTATACGAAATAATCAGTGATTATCGGGAGTAACTATATCTGTATATTATAATAAGTACGGTTATTATACGAAATTGATATAACTAGCGGAGGAATATATTATGCGAAATTGGAACGAGAGGTGATTTTTGGAGTGGTCGGACGACTTAGCGACTATCGCACCTCTCTTCCCCTAAAAGGCAAACGACTATTTCACACAAAAAATACGCGACTATTTGACGATAGTTCGCAAGAAAATGCTACGGCTATTACTCCACGACTATCATCGAACTGCTCGTTACTATACAATATATAGGGCTTTCAAAAGCTAGTCGTCTGACGACTTTACGACTATTTCACGACTATTTTATTGGAGAAACTACGACTATTGGCTACGACTATTTCAGAAGCTGCTGCGACTATTCCAGCCGGAACGCTGCGACTATTGCTGACCTCTATTAGCGATCGGGCGAAAGCCCGAAAAGAGCTGCGGCGATAGCCGCCAATGGTTCCGCGCCGCCCGCCGCGTTCCTGCCGCTGGACTGCCCCGCCGGGTGGAGGGTGCCAGACTGACCCGGTGCGCCCTGACCGCTGACCCGGTGCCAGATTGCAAGCCGCCGGGCGTGGGAAGCATCGAGACCCCGCCGGGCTGGCATGGTCTGTGATATGCTGCACTGTCTGGAATGGATCCATAAAAGGGACACACCCTTATATATACCTTATTATAATAGGGCGGCTGTGCTGGCCTGTACAGCGTCCAGCGTGGCGCTGGTATCCCAGTATACGCTGGAGGTGTTGCGGCGCTGTGATACCCTTTAGCGTGGCGCAGATGGTATTATATCCGCTTGTGTCGGTCTGGTATTGTGGGCGGTGGGATTGGTCAAATTGCAGGAAACGCCCATGTAAAGCCCTGTGTGCTGTTTTGTGGCGTGTGTGGTATAACTGCATGGACGGCACAAAACGCACTGTAAATGCTTGTATGAGGCTGCATTGTAGCATGGCAAAATAAAAGCCTTGCACCCTCAGCAGATGCAAGGCAAAAGAAAAGCCCCGCCAGCGTGGGCGGGGTTGAAATGGGAAGCGGGTCAGCGCTGACGACGCCAGACGCTATAATTAGAGGCGGTCATAATCATATAGCCGCCGCAGACCTTGATAACAACGCAATCACCGGGGCAGGCCTTGCGTGCATAGTATCGGGTGGTATATAGCCCTCCTCACTTGCTGGCCTTAAACAAGGCACTAAAAAACCAAAATAAAAACAGGATGCAGGACACTCGTCGCCCCCCCCTCATACCACGCTGAACCGCTTATAAACAGTCTTTTTGCTGCACTCAGCATAAATATCTGGGTGCGCTGCCTGTAAAAGCTTGCTATCAAGCCGGACGCTTTGCACGTCCTTATATATGGCCTTTGCAGTGCCCTGTACCATCTCCGGCGCGCCGTGCATCATGTTGATGATTTCAGCCTTTACTGCGTCGTTCATTGCTTCAAGCTCTTCTATCAATCGCTTGTTTTCGCGGTATGCGTTCACTTTTTCTTCAAATGTCGTCATTTTTTACACCTCATTTAATAGCAAATGTATTCTACAGATTCCCAATATTCGTCATTTTCGGCGTTCCAAGAACGGATTTCGGTTTTTTTAATTCGCTTAATAACGTCGTAGGCGTGGCCGTGATATACAGCATACCGATATTTTGCAGTATCTAATGCGCCAGCTTTAAGCAGCTTTGCACGAAATGTTTTTGTCATTGTCTTATCTCCTTACTGCTCCGCCCGATTGTTGAGCCAGACCAGACAAAGGAGAAAACCGGAAATCATACCGCCCACATACCAGAGGGCCGCCCACTGGGTTGCATCAAGTGCCAGCATATTACTGCACCCCCTTGCAATACAGGCCGCTGGCGCGGCAGATGGTGCGGATACGGTTGCAAGCCTGGTACAGTGCGCGGGCTTGCACGTCTAACCACGTTTCGCGGCTGTTGGGGTTGTTCATGCCGCCGTCGGTGCGCTTGAGTTCGGACGGGGTGCAGACGCGGGCGGCAATATCGGCATCATAGCAGATGGAGCCGCCGCCGTTGCTGTACTGCTCCCAGCAGCTTGCACCGTTGAGCGCCCACCGCTCAAGTTCTGCACCGTCAAGAGGCAGGCGCTCCATATTGTCCGCACCCTCCTGCACATCGTCCAGCAGGTCGAGAGCGTACAACGTGACGGCCTTATCCCATGCGCTGCGATCGTGGCGGGCGTTGAGTTCGGCGCGGATGGTATCAGAGAGTGCGGTGTAGTCGATGTTTTTTTTCATGGTTTTTGTCCTCCTGTTTTGTAACGGTATTTGGTAGGTGTAACGTATATCTACGTTGTGCCTATATTGTAACGTATATTTACGTTTTTGTCAAGTTGCACACGCAACATAATGACGTATTTATACGTTTTTATTTTTTGTCCGTTTGGGCGTGCCCTATCGGACACGTTGCGCAGGCAGTCCAGCGCCCCGCACACTGTCCGATCGTCCCGGCGCGGCTTGTCTGGTATCGGGAGCAGACCGGTGCAGCGTGTCCAGCGTTTGGGCGTGTGTGTCGGTGCGTGGCGTGGTCTGCCTTGCATCTGGCACGGCCTGCCCTGCTGCCTGTGCTGTTCAGTCTGTCCGGGTGCGCTGGGCTGGGGTCTCCACCTCTGGGGTATATGGGGCGAGCCGGGGGTGGGGTGGTCGACACCTCGCGTAGAAAAAATTCAAAAAAGACGTTTTATTAAAGGGATGGTGATTCACCACCCCCTCTTTTCTGCGCAAAACACCCCACCCCCTATTGCCAATCTCAAAAATTTCGCGCAAAAACAAAAAGACCCCTACAAAGGGTCTGTATTCTGTGCTATACTTGCCTTACAAGCCTTGAAAGGGAGGAATCTACAATGGCTAAAAGTAAAATGACAACGTGCAAGCACTGTGGCGCAGAGATTGCCGCAAGTGCAAAGGTCTGCCCTCAGTGTGGCGGTAAGAATAAACCGCCAATTTACAAGCGTTGGTGGTTCATCGCTATTATCGTATTGATTGTTCTGTCTGCCATTGGCGGCTCTAGCAGCAGTTCTGACGGCTCTGCAAGCAGTAGCACCACTAAGGCAAGTGCATCCACCGCTTCTTCCGTTGCATCTGTTGTGCCTGAGATCAGCGAGGACGATTACAAGGCAGAGTGTCAGACTGTGGACTATAAGGAGCTGTGCCGTTATCCTGAAAAGTATGAAGGCACTAAGATTGTAGTCAAGGTGAAGGTCTCGCAGATTATTGACGCAAACTTCTCCGGCAGCGAAAAAGCATGGCGAACTTACACGGACAACAGCGGATACGGATTCTATGCCGATGACGAGTATTATATGCTGGATAAGCGTGGTGGCGATGCCGTGAAGATTCTGGAAGATGACATTATCAACGTCTACGGTGAGTTCACCGGGCTTGAGAAAATCACCAGAGCATTGACCAGCACTACCGATGAACTGCCCCGTATTGAAGTCAAGTACGCAGACCTTGTAGAGGAATAAACGCATAACGCAAAAAGCCAGCGGCTAGATGCTCTCTAACCACTGGCTTTTCTTATGGGCTATTTACGATTTAAGTGTTGGAAACATGATAGGAGCGCTGACTTCTTCCTTTTCCCTGAGAATGTCGAGCAAACAATCATTGTATCCCATTGAATAGCTGTCCTCGCAAAAATGTTGTACGGACGTTGCTAGTGCTACACTTACAACTTCTCTTGACCGCTTATCCTCTGGCATGATGATTTCTAATGCCTGATTAAGGATTTCATGGCTTTTTTCTAAAACGGCTTTGTGCTCTTCATTCTCAGCTTGTAGCCGAAACATTTCTTCCGAGTAGTCCATCAGCACTTCTCCATTCTAATCTGCTCACCAACAGGCAGATAGCCCGCTTCTTTGAGCTTGCTGTAAATGAACTTCTGCCCTGCTCTTGTCCAGCGAGTGACCTCTTTTGTCTTGCCGTTCGGCAGCTCGATCGGATGCCCGACAACGTATCCGTTGCCAAGATACTTCTGGTAAGGAATCCACTGCTTGTTCACTGTATGCTGGATGCCAAGCTCTCTAAGAATCTTGTTCAGCTTTCGTGCGCTCATGCCGTAGTTCATGGCAATCTGCGTGGTAGTCAGGCTTTCATCGGAAAGTAGCATCGCTTTTGCGTAATCGGAATCAGGCTTCATCTTGGCGTTTTCCGCTTGCAGAGCCTTTACTTTCTTACGCTCCGTATCGATAACACTGTTAGCGGCGATCAGAGCGCGGCTCAACAGCATTTCCGTGGATTCAGGCTCCGGGTTAGTGAGTTTCTGCTCCATCTGATTGAAAGCATCAATGTACTTGAGCTTCCATTCAAGGGCTTCCTTTCCGGTGAATCCCATAGCAAGGAGCGTAAACCCATCGCGATTCATCAGATACTCAGGTAGCGCTTTGTTTTGGACTGAAAGGTACTCCGATTTGAAGAACATAGAGGACAGTCCAATTTTGGGCTCTCCTCCCATCAGGTTTTCGATGTCGCGAAGAACGTGCTTGTGCTCTTTTCCAAAGTTCTCCGCTACTTCACGGCTGGAAACGACAACCTGTCCGTTTTCGCTAATAAGATTGATAGCATATTTAACCTTTTGTTCCATAAAAACTCCTATGGTTCTTGCGGAACAAGCCAATTCCTGCTATAATAAGGCTGGAACAGCTTGTTCCAGTGTTGTTTATGATACGTTCGCTTCTGTCGCCAAACTTCAGCGAACGTATCATTTTTCGTTTTCATCGATCTCCGGGATGGGATGCAGCGTAAAGAACGCATCTCGAAGCGCAAAGGACAACGAGGCACGCTTCTTGATGCAATACGCTTGCAAATGTTCAAACTGCTTGTCAGTCATACTGATCGTCAGCGTTCGCTTGAACCGCTCGGCGTAAGGACTACTCATGTTTATTCACCTCCTTTCATTTGCTGGTGATGTTAGTATAACCTTATTTTGTGTTAAGTCAAGAAAAGAAGTGCTACATATAGCACTCGATAGCGTTGACGTCAAAATTTGTAGACTTGCACAAAACTCAGCCCTTATTTTTGTTTGCTCCCGCTTCGTACCCTGCCCGGTAGTTCAGTTCGGACAGCTTACCCAGCGCTTCTGCGTACTCTCTGTCCTCTCTGGTCGGCTCTTTGCCGTGTGCGAGAGTTTTCAGAAATTCTTCGGTTTTCGTTGGAAAGTTCATGTTTTTTCTCCTAACTCTTGCGGAGAGCAGCCCTTTTTGGTATAATAGATTCCGAAAAGGGAGACTGCCCCCTTGGTGGTTGCAGTACCTTCTTTTTGTAACGGATAAGCTATCAGCTAAACTTTGGTAGGTGGGTGCTGATAGCTTATTTTTTTATGCGTTCTGCAACGTTGAAGATTAGATCAATGCCCGTTCTTACAACATCACTCTTGGTTCCATCCAGAGCGTTAGCGCAAAATGTGATTTTTTCGATATCCTCTTCGCTAAGTCTGAACGAAACCATACGCATAGATTCGTTTTTAGATGGCTCTGCTGCTTTCTGCAATTTCATCACCTCGCTTTGTTGCTGGTGATAGTATATACCAGATATTGAACACTTGTCAATATGGAAATTTGAATAAAATATACTTTACAGATTCAGAATTGCTCAAAAATAAAGCGTATACACGTTTTCGTGTAAAATGATTAACGTTCTTATACTACTATACTCTGTATTTACAGAGTATAGTATATTTATATATACATAGAACGTAAATTTACGCTTGACGTATAAATACGTTTGTGGTATACTGAAGCCAGCAAAAAGAAAGAGGGAGCAAAAAAATGAGAGCCGCAGAAATTATTAAAGACATGGTTGTAAATTCTCATCCGAAAATAACTTACAAGGTTCTCGCAAAAAAACTTGGTTATAAAGCAGCAACGAGCGTCACGGATAGGCTGAATCGTGGAGAACTGAGCGCAGAGAAATTTGCACAATTTGCAGATGAACTTGGCTACGAAATTATCATTCGTCCCAAAACCATCAAAAAGGACAAAGAAGATTTTTACCGTTTGGAATACCCCAAAAGAACAAAGGACGGCGATTCTGAATGAACGTAGCGTATGTTCGTGTATCTACTGTTGAACAGAATGAAGCACGACAGGTAGAAGCGTTGAAGCGGCATAACATTGACCGTTGGTTCATCGAGAAGGTCTCTGGCAAGAATATGGATAGACCGGAGTTGCAGAAGATGCTTAAATCTGTTCAACCGGGCGATACCGTGTTTATCCACGATTTCAGCCGCCTTGCCCGCAGCACAAAGGACTTGCTTGAAATGGTTGAAACGCTGCAAGCTAACGGCGTGCACCTTGCCAGTGATAAAGAGAACCTAGATACAGGCACTCCAACTGGCAAACTGATGCTTACGATGATTGCAGCCATCAACGAATTTGAAAGACAGAATATGCTTGATCGCCAGCAAGAGGGCATCGAAGTGGCAAAGCAGAAAGGCGTTTATAAAGGTCGCAAGCCCACCGAGTATGACCGCAACCTCTTTGACGTTCTCCATGAGCAGGTGGAGAAGCGCATTCTCACGGTCACGGACGCTGCCAAACAGCTTGGCGTAACCCGCCAGACATGGTATCGGATTGCTGAACAGAACAGGTGACATTATTCGCAACCTAGAATAAAACTGAATGAGAAAGGAGAACAAGTTGAAAACGATTGAAGGAAAATATGCGTCTGCAAAGGTGTTTACGGACAATATTGAAGATAAGGCATCTGAGCAGATTTTAACGCTTTGTAATCAGAGCTTTGTTGACGGATGCAAAATTCGAATTATGCCAGATGTTCATGCTGGTTCCGGGTGTGTAATTGGGTTTACGGCAAACTTGGGCAAGAAAGTCATTCCGAATATTGTAGGCGTGGACATTGGCTGCGGAATGCTTGTCGCTGAACTTGGAATTGAACACATCGACCCGAAAAAGTTAGATAAAGTAATCAGAGAACGAGTTCCGGCTGGAATGAATGTTCACGAATCGCAGAAAATGTCGGATTCTTTCCTTGGCCAGCTTGATTGCAAAGATAGCCTACATAATGTTGACTGGATTCTTCGTAGCATGGGTACTTTGGGCGGTGGCAATCATTTTATCGAGCTGGACGAAGATGAAGAAAAAAACCAGTACCTTGTTATCCATACTGGAAGCAGAAATCTTGGGAAGCAAGTCGCAGAATATCATCAAAGCGTAGCCATTTCAAATCTTAAAGGAAAGAATAAAAGAAAAGACGCTACGGAACATCTAATTGCGGAACTGAAAGCGCAGGGTCGTGAACAAGAAATCTCGCAAAAAATCAAAGAATTGGATGTTCAGTTCCCTGATATTCCGAATGAACTTTGCTATCTTGAAGGCGAAGAACGTGATTCCTACCTTAATGATATGCGAATTTGTCAGGCTTTTGCGAGGATGAACAGAGCAAGAATTATGCATACCATTTTAGACGGCGTTGGAATCAATTCTATGCTGACCCATGCGTCCTTCTTTGAAACCATTCATAACTACATTGATGAATCGGATGATATTATCCGAAAAGGCTCTGTATCCGCTAGAGAGGGTGAGAAGCTGATTATTCCTCTTAATATGAGAGACGGAAGCCTTATTTGCGTTGGTAAGGGCAATCCTGATTGGAATTTTTCTGCACCACATGGTGCTGGCAGACTATATAGCAGAACAGCGGCTAAAAAAGCATTCAGCGTTGAGGAATACCAAAAGCAAATGAATGGAATTTATACTACGTCAGCCGATGAATCCACGTTGGATGAATGCCCGATGGCATATAAGCCAGCGCAGGAGATCATCAACGCAATCTCTCCAACCGTTGATATTGTAAAGCATATTAAGCCGATTTACAATTTCAAAGCTGGAGAATAAAACCGAAAGGAAAACGACATGAAAACCGTAAAATTGTCAGATCAGAGCTTGAAGCTCATTGAAATGTTGCGTGATTACACCGACAAGCCCGATATTCTCAATTACGTCGCAGACGCCTTGTACTACGATGCGGACGAGTTGAAGCGCAGGCTCAATCAGCTTGCGGAAGAAGTCAAATAAACTGAACAATCCATTTATTAAGATGAATTTTAGCAAATAATTTTCTGGAATGAAGCTATAAAACCGAATATTTGATTTTTGTGCAGTTGTAGGCACTCTTTACATTTTCAGGTAGGGGGTGCCTATTTTTTTATGCAGCCAAAGCAGTGTATCGCTATCATTGATAGCATCAAAGCGTATGCAAAGCAGAATCCGACCGAAGCGCAGGTCTACGAGGACTGGTTTCAGGCGGTGGTGAACCTGAGGGACGCTTTGTCTCAGGACAAGCGGTTCAATGCCTACAAATACTCTGGTGAGTTGCGTTCCGTCTGCGCATCCATGATGGGCAAGATGAAAACAGGCGAGGACGTGGCGAAGGTCTATGACATTATTAGCCGGACATACCTGTTTGAAGCAAAGGATGTGTTCGACAGCTATTGTATCTACCTCGAATGGAACCGTGCGCCGGAGAAGAAGTTCTACCAGCCGAGAAGAAAGGTTCTTTTGACGTTGGTTCGTGACCTAGAGGACTTATTTTTCCACCGTGTAGAATTTCTTGGGGTAAGTCAGCCCCCGCGTACAGGAAAAAGTACGCTCTGTATATTTTTCATCACATGGCTGATGGGCAATCGCCCTGACGTTGCATCGGTTATGAGCGGACACTCTGACAAGCTGACCAACGGCTTCTATGGTGAAGTGTTGTCCATCATCACTGACCCTGTTACCTACAACTGGGGCAAAATCTTCCCTGACGTTCAGCTTGTGGACAAAAGCGCAAAGGACGAAAGCGTTGACCTGAACCGAAAAAAGCGCTTTCCCACCCTGACCTGTCGTTCCATTGGCGGCACGCTGACTGGTGCTGTTGAAATTGGCGAGGGTGGTGTTCTGTACAGCGATGACTTGATTGAGGACTTGGAGGAAAGCCTGAATGTTGAGCGTCTGAACAACAAATACGACGCCTACCTTAACCAGTTGAAAGACCGTAAAAAGCAGGGCGCATTGGAATTGATGGTCGGTACACGCTGGAACGTGCTTGACCCTCTTGGACGCATCCAGAACCAGTATGCAGACAACCCGAAGTACCGCTTTCGGGTGATTCCTGCGGTGGACGAGAACGGACACAGCAACTTCAATTATGACTATGGCGTTGGATTTGACGATGCCTACTACGCTGACATGAAAGCCAGCATTGACGATGCAACATGGTGGGCAAAGTACATGGGCAAACCTTATGTGCGTGAAGGCCTGCTGTTCCCTGCTGATGAACTGCGGTATTTCAACGGCGTTCTGCCTGATGGAGAGCCTGATCGCAAGCTCATGGTCATGGATATTGCATGGGGTGGCGGTGACTTCACCGCCTGTCCTATCGCTTATGTGTACGGAGATGCTGTGTTCATCCCTGATCTCGTGTTCAATAACGGCGATAAGACCGTGACCAGACCAGAAGTCGTGGGCAAAATCATCCAGCATAAAATCAACGTTGTGCGCGGCGAAGCCAACAACGGCGGTGATGAATATTGTGACGTGGTGGACAGCCAGCTCCGGCAGCAAGGCTATCACTGCTCTGTTCGTAGCCAGCGTGCGCCAAGTGGTCAAAGTAAGCTGTCAAGAATCATCCAGTATGCGCCGGACATCAAACGGTTCTATTTCCTTGATGAAAAACACCAGTCGAAAGAGTACAAGGCGTTTATGGAACAGGTGACGATGTTCACGCAGCTTGGCAAAGTTCCGCATGATGATGCACCGGACAGCCTAGCACAGCTTGCCGATGAATTGTACAACGGAATCAGTAAAATTGAGCCTGTCAAGAGGCCTTTTTGATTGAAAACACAATATATTGTGTTCGCTGGGTCTATTTATTTGATTTCACCACTTGGCAAGGCTTATAATGTACGCAGGAAGATTTGCAGCTTCCTCTAAGGAATAGCCCAGCGCAGCAAGGTTTTGTCATTTTTACTTGCTTGGGCGTCAATAGGCATATTCCTCCTTTCACCGGTGGAGGTTTTCTCACTCTTTCGCCTTCACCGGGCTTTATATGTTGCGTTTCCAATTGTAAGGGGAATGCCAGCCTGTCTCCCCCACAGCTGGCAAGCAACGGTTCGATTCCGTTACGCAGCACAACCATCTTCTTTGCTTGGCTTTCTATTCTCCGAATCCTCCACCGCTACTCCCGGCTCTCGATGCAATGTTTAGACATGACATTGCAAAGAGCGGCGGTTAACCAATCAATCCGGGTACATGACACAGAGTGGAGCAGTCTGGTAGCTCGTCGGACTCATAACCCGAAGGTCGTTGGTTCAAATCCATCCTCTGTGCCCATCAGCGATTTGCCCCGGCTGGAGCAAATCGTGGCTCTCGGCACCCGACAAGTCAGAGCCTAGCACGACTGGTAGTGCGAACAGTTTTCCAGTAGCTTCCAACAGGTCTGTGCTTAACAGCCTGTTTCCAGAAATCCAACGAAAGGAGCGCTCATGCTAGTTAGAATCTGTTGCCCTTGTATCAGGCAGAATCCCATCTATAAGAACGTCCGCTGCAACCGCTATCTTGGCGAAGTAGACGGACGATACCATTTCAAGTGCGACAGATGCAAGGGTGTTATCGAAGGAGACACAAAGGAAGGATGGGTGAAAATCATCCATCCACCGGAAAAATGAGGGAACGATGTTTGGCAAGAAGTTCAAAAAAGAAAAATTGAACGAATACCCATGTGATATTTACTTAAAAAATGCGCTACGCCTTATTCGTGCAAGAGATTTTGATTCTGCATATAGCGAAATCTGCTTTGCAATTATCAAGAGTGGCGGTTCATTAGAAGGCGATGACGCAAAATATTTCAAGAAGTTGCATAATTGAATAGCTTTTGAAGCGCAGTTTTGGCGCAGTGAGATAGACCTTAACAGGTTTGTCTTGCTGCGCTTTTTATTTTGCCTGAAAGGAGGAACGCATGGCTGAGTATCAGATGGTTGTTGGTGGCTTTCTGAATGAGCCGTTGACTGGACGTAGACCGATTGAAACGCCGGAGACGGAAATCAATCGGCCGAACGTGCTGAAAGTGGTCATGGGCAAGGCAGAGCCTATTCATCTGCTGAACAAGAACGAAATTCGCTTTTTGCACAACTACTACTTGGGTAGTCAGCCTGTCCTCCACCGCACGAAGGAGTACCACGCTGAAATTACCAATCGCATTGTAGAGAACCATGCCAACGAGTGCGTGGGATTCTACACCGGCTACATGAGCGGCACTCCTTGCTCTTATGTGCGGTCTGAAACGGCAACTGGTGACGGTGAGGAAATCGCCCGCCTGTCAAATGCTTTGCAGTATGAGGGCAAGGATGCACTCGATCGGCGGCTCTGGCAGTGGATGTTGGAGTGCGGACAGGGATATCGCATCGTTCTTCCTGACAAAGGGTACAACGGCAACTACCCGGACGAAACGCCCCTACTGGTGGACGTTCCCGACCCGGACATGGCGTATGTGATTTACAACTCCGGCATTGGACACAAGCCCATTGCCAATGTTCTGCACATCCCACGCAATTATCAGAATGACCTGAACGACCTGATTTGTGTGTATACGCCGAACCAGTACTTTGAAATCGACAACGGCAAGGTAGTTAACGAGGGAGGAAATGGTGAACACCATTCCCTTGGAATGCTACCGATGGTCGAATACAAGCTGAACCCGGAACGAATGGGTCTGTTTGAACCGGCTATCCCTGTGCTGGATGCCATCAACGACCTTGAAAGCAACCGTTTGGACGGTGTGGCGCAGTTCATCCAGTCCATCATGGTGTTTACCAACTGCCTTGTGGACAAGGACGCGCTTGACCAAGTGAAGGAACTTGGCGCAATGTGCTTGAAATCCACTTCTGGTCTGCCCGCTTCTGTATCGCAGATTGCAAACGAGCTTGACCAGCAGCAGAGCCAGACCCTGCTTGATTCCATGCTGAACGTGTACCGCAGTCTGACTGCCATGCCTAGTGCCACTGGCAGCGAGAACGCAACGTCCGACAATGTGGGCGCAGTTATCGTCCGTAATGGTTGGAATCACACCGAAGCAAGGGCGCAGCAGTACGAGAATATGTTCAAGTATGCTGAGCGCCAAAGCCTGTCTGTGATGCTGAAAATTTTGCGTGACACGGCTGGTTCTAAGCTGATGGCAAGTGACATCAACATCAAACTGCCACGCCGTCAGTACGATAATCAGCAGAGCAAGGTTCAGATTTTTGCACAGATGTTGCAGCAGACCATTGACCCGCAGTTGGCGTTTACTACGCCCGGTTTGTTCCCTGATCCGCAGGCTGCTTATGAGATGAGCAAGCCCTTCCTGATTGCCGCTGGCAAGCTGGGCGAAGATGGGAAAGCACCGAAGCCACAGGAACAACCTAAACAGGATGTTACTGGCACAAATGCCGGGAACATGGCAGACAAACAGTCTACTGATACCAATAAAGAAACAGAGGGCGAATAACCCTTTGTTATAAATACGGCAGGGAAGCCGGGATACAAATTTCGCAGCGTTGCAGGGAAGCAACGGTAAAAAAACGCAGGAGGAAATTAACGATATGAACTACAAAGCGTTACTTGGTGATGCCTACAAAGAGGGCATGACCGCTGATGAAATCATTTCTGCGCTTGAAAAGGTTGCAGACCCTAGCGCAGAGGTTGAGAAGCTGCGCAACGCCGTGACGAAAGCAAACGGCGAAGCTGCCGAGTACAAGAAGCAGCTCAAGGCAAAGCGTACCGATGACGAGAATGCCGCGCAGGAACAGGCTGACAAGCTGGCAGAGATGCAGAAGCAGATTGATGCCCTGACTGCCGACAAGGAGAACCTCGTCAAGGAAAAGACCCTTGCATCTTACCGTGAGAAGTTCGTTGCACAGGGCTATGACGCTGAACTTGCCAACAAGGCTGCATCTGCACTGGCTGACGGCGACATGGACAAGGTGTTTAAGTTCCAGTCGGAGTTTATGACCGCCCACGACACCGCATACAAGGCTTCTCTGCTGAAGGATATGCCCACACCTCCGGGCGCGGATGGCAATGGCGGCTCTGACAGTGAAGGCGTGGCGTTTGCTAAGAGCCTTGCACAGCAGAACGCAAATACTTCTAAGGCATCGAGTGACGCAATGAGTGCTTTCCATTAACAAGGAGGAAAACATGAAGTTTACCCGAAACACGGTCAACGGAATCAACGATACCATCCTTGCTTCCAATGACTACACCGCCATCCCCTTTACCGTAACCGAAACTGTTGCGGTTAAGGCTGGCTATCCCATGACGCTGGCTGGCAAGAAAGCTGTTGCTGCTGGCGAGACTGATTCTAAGACCATCAACGCTGACGGCATCCTACTTTATGACGTTGACCCGGCAGAGAACCCCAACGCTTCCCTGCTGATTCGTGGTGTTATCGACACCAAGAAGGCAGCGGCAAGTTCCGGCTTCACCTTTGACGCTGACGCAATCAAGGCACTCAAGACCGCCGTCCCCGGCATCTTCTGCCGTGACAACATCAGCGTGAACGCTTAATAGGAGGTAAAACAACATGGCACTGAATCTTAAGGAAGTCTTTGCCCCGGCTGCGATTGCCGCCTATTGGACGAATGACCCCACCAATGCGATGCCTTTCGCATCTGATGCACTGTTCCCCGCAAAGAAGAAGGCTGGTCTTGACCTGAAGTGGCTGCGCGGTCACAAGGGCGTTGGCGTTTCTCTGATGCCCAGCGCATTTGACGCAAAGGCTACGTTCCGTACCCGTGAGGGCTTCAAGTTCGATGAGACCGAGATGCCGTTCTTCCGTGAGGGCTACCATCTGGGTGAGAAAGACCGTCAGGAAATCCTGCGTGTTCTGGACAGCAACGACCCCTATGCTCGTGACGTGATGAACCGTCTGTACGATGATACCGCACAGCTTATCACTGGCGCTCGTATCGTTCCTGAGCGCATGATCTGGCAGCTTCTGGCTCCCACCAATGGCGTTCCCGGCATCACCATCAAGGCAAACGGCGTGAACTATACCTACAACTACGACCCGGACGGCACTTGGAAGTCCACCAACTACAAGGAAGTTTCTGCCGCAAAGTCCAAGTGGAACGTCACCACCGCCACCCCCATTGCTGACCTGAATGCCGCAAAGGACGCTGTTCTTGCAAGCGTTGGCGAGGTCGTGACTGAGGTGTACATGAACACCGCCACCTTCCGCAACATGATCGCTGCGGATGAGGTGAAGAATCGGTTCATGACCGTCACAGCAAAGGCAAACGCCGTTCTGCTGGACAGCGAGGCACGGCAGATTATCGAGTCCGCAACTGGCCTGACCATTCATCTGTACGACAAGATGTTCAAGGCAGACCAGTACAGCGCAAGCGAAAAGTACCTGCCCGATGGCATGGTTGTGGTTGCTCCGTCCGGCGCTCTGGGCAGCACTTGGTACGGCACTACTCCTGAGGAAGCCGACCTGCTGTCTGGCCAGTCTGGTGCATCCGTGTCCATCGTGAACACTGGCGTTGCTATTACTACTGAGTTGACCATTCACCCGGTCAACGCCAACGTCTATGCTTCCGAAATCGTCCTGCCGTCCTTTGAGCGCATGGACGCTGTGTACTGCATCAAGGCTTACTAAGGCGAAAGGAGGAAAGCAGCATGGGAGACCAGTATTCCGAAGCGGCAGTCAAGCTTGGGCAGTACATCGCCCCTGCACTTGACCGTGAAGTCACGGACGAGGACTACCCGCTCTTCGACCTGCTGCTTGATTTCGCCAAAGACAAGATATTTGCACAGGGCTACCCCTTCGGCAACAGACCGGACGAGCTGCCTTCGCAGTATCAGTCGCTGCAAGTACGAATTGCAGCGGAACTGTACAACCACATCGGCGCAAACGGACAGACGAGCTACACCAACAACGGCATTACTCGTGTGTGGGAAAGCTCCGATGTGGCGCAGTCCCTGCTGAATGAAGTGGTTCCGAGAGTAGGTGTTATCGGCTGATGTTCAATGGAAGCCCGCTGGATAAGCGCCCTCTGTGGTATTCAAACCCGGTCGGAGAGAAAACGCCTGTTGTGGACGAGTGGGGAAACGAGACTGGCGAATCCGCATACGAATCGTGGAGCGAACCCGCAAAGCTAATGCTGAATGTCAGCCCGCCTACCGGCGCTGCGGAAGCAAACCCTTTCGGCACGTTCACGGATTACAGCTACGTTGTCAGTTCGTCCAGCAAAAAGCACAACACCCCGCTTTATGAAGGCACACACGTCTGGTTTCAGACAGACGTTTCAAAGCCCTTCAATTACACTGTGGTCAAGGTCGCAGAGCATATTACGGACACGCTGTATGCGCTGAAAGAGGTGGCTGCAAGTGAAAATTAAAGTGAGGTTGAGCGATGCCGGACTTCGTGATGCGGAACGTCAGATACAGGAGTACAAGGCCACCCTGAACAAAAAGGCTAGAGCGTTTGCTTTTCGTCTTTCTTGGTTGGGACTTGAAGTCGCAAAGGTGCGTTTCGCTAATGCGGAATACGCTGGCTCCAATGACGTGAAATGTCATGTCAACCAAAAAGACAAGACTTGCACCATCGTTGCAGAGGGCAAAGCAGTTGCCTTTATCGAATTTGGCACTGGCGCACATCACAACGGGTATGGCGGTGAACTACCGCCCGGTGTTGGTGCACACGGCTCATACGGAAAAGGGCAAGGCGCAAACCGCAGATGGTACTACTACGGAGAATCTGGCAATGCCGGTACGCCTGTCAAACAGGTAGATGGTAAAGGCCAGTTGAATTACACCGATGGCAACGAGCCAGCTATGGCTATGTGGGGAGCTGTTGAGGAAATGGCTTCTCAAGTCGAAGCAACGTGGAGGGAGGTTTGGAATAGTTGATCGATTATTTCAATTCTATCTTCACGGCTGTTGCTAAGGAACTGCGAAAGCAAGTTCCCGGCATTTTCGTCACTGGTGAAATCAATGACAGCAACGTCAAAAAGTTTCCGTGTGTGCAGATAGAGGAAAACAGCAATCTTCCTGTACACATCGATTCTGCTGGTTACAGCAAGTACGCCGCCGTTTCCCTGCGTGTGCGTGTCTACTCCAATAAGGATACCGGGCGCATTGCAGAAGCACGCTCCATTGTTGGAATCGTGGATTCTGTTCTTGAACCGCTTAAATTTTATCGCAAGTCGTTTGCCCCGTTGAATGGGCTGTACAACAATTCCGTCTATCGGATTGATTGCAGCTACGGGGCAACAATCGGAGAGGACGGAATGATTTACCGAAACTAAGGAGGTAAACATTCTATGAGTACTGCTATCTCCGGTCTGAATACCACCCTGTATTGTGGCGACAGCGCAACCGCTCTGACGAAGCTGTGCGACATCAAGGATGTGCCCGACCTGATCTCCGAGCCGAACCTTCTGGATGCCACCACCCTGTCTGACCCTATGCAGGTCAACATCTTTGGCATCATCCAGAGCGACACCAAGTCTTTCACCGCTAACTACAACAAGGCTGACTATACGAAGGTCAAGGCCGCTGGCTATGATGAGACTTCCGAGAGCAACACCGTGAAGTATTACGCCCTGAAGATGCAGGACGGCTCCGGCTTCACTTGGCAGGGTATGCATCAGGTTGGCTTGTCCGGCTTTGGCGTGGACGAGGTTGTGGAAATGACCATCAACTGTATCTTCACCAAGAAGCCTGAGTTCAGCGAGACCCTGACTGTCACTGGCGGCTAAACCGCAAAAATCGAATCAATCAAACCGGGCAGAACTGAACAACGGATTTGGTTCTGCCCCTATTTATAAAGGAGAGCATTTATTATGGCTGCTAAGGTTATCAACTTTCATTCCCCCGATGGTAAGAACACTTACGAGCTGACCTTCACCCGTGACAGCGTGGAAGCTACCGAACGTGCAGGTTTTCAGATTGGCCAGTACACTCAAATGACCAATCTGCTGTCCAACTCTCGCGCTCTGTTCTACGGCGCTTTCATCGCACGGAACAAGGGCATCAAGCGCAAGGTTGTGGACGAGATGTTCCAGCACATCGAGGATAAGGAAGACCTGATGGGCGTTCTGCTTGAGATGTTTATGGACGCTTCTAAGTCCCTGCTGGCAACTGACACTGAGGACAAGACCGCAAAAAACGCAACGTGGGAGATTGTGTAACTGCACAATCTCAGGAAACAGACGGAGAGGGAGAGCCATTCTCCTTCTCCAAGCTGTTCCACGATGTAGAAGCCTATTACATCTCCATCGGTATGACCTACGACCAGTTCTGGTACGGCGATGTCTGGCTGGCGAAGGTCTACCGTGACGCAGAGGAGCTACGGGAACGCAGAGCCAACGCTGAAGCGTGGAGAAACGGCTTTTACATGGCATCTGCGCTTTCCTCTACGGTTGGCAATATGTTCCGTAAGAAAGGGTCTAGCCCCATCAAGTACATGGATAGGCCGATTCCCCTTACTCAAAAGGAGAAAGACGAGTATGAATACCAACGCGCAGTTGAGGCGCAGGAGCGAATCAAGAGAATGATGTTCTCTATGATGGAAAGTGATGGTGGTAGTGATGGCTGATGTTGATATTACGAGCTTATCCGTAGAGATTTCTGCGGAATCTCAGGGCGCAGAGCTTAATATCGACAAGCTTACTGCCGCCATTTCTAATTTGCGGACAAAGGGCAACGTCACAAAGGTTGTGAACAGCCTTGACAAGCTGGCTAGTTCCATTGCAACGCTGAAACAGGCATCCGCTGGAATGTCCGGGCTGGACAAAATCACCGGTTTTCTGAACGGACTTTCCAACGTCAACACGACCGCAAGCACAAAGAGCATCAATACGGTCGTGAATGCAATCAAGAAGATTCCTGCGGCTGTGTCTGGTCTGAACGGCGTGGACTTTTACTCCATGTCTGGAAGCATTACTCAGCTTACTAACGCTTTGACTCCATTGTCCATTCTGGACGCATCGAGCCTTAAAGCTCTTGGCAGCGCTTTCAATGCGATTGGAAAGGTTCCAGACCTGACCGACAAGCTAAAAGCGACAGACCTTGATTCTTTTGCAAGCTCTTGCCAGAAGATTTCTGCTGCCCTTACTCCTCTTGCATCTCAGCTTGACAAGGTGGGCAACGCTTTTGCAAAGCTCCCTTCGCAGTTGAGCAAGGTGGTCACGCAGGCAAACCGTGTGACCGCAGCCAACGAAAAGCAGCGCAAGAGCTATCTCAGCCTGTCCAATCAGATGAACGGCTTTATGCGGAACATGGCAAAACTAGTTTCGTTGAAAGCTATCGCTGAGTATCTTGGCAACGCTGCTGCCAAGTTCAATGACTTCTATGAAGCAACAGACCTGTTTCATAATGCTATGGGCAATTTGAGCGGTGAAGCTGATACGCTCATTAGCAAGATGCAGGGCTTACTTGGCGTTGACCCGACCAAAGCGATGACTTACATGGCTACCATCCAGAGCTTGGGCACTTCGTTTGGGCTGGCCAGCGACAAAGCATACGTTCTGTCCAAGAACCTGACTCAGCTTGCCTATGACGAAGGCTCCTATTGGAACAAGGACGTTGCAGAAACCTTTACCGCAATGTCTTCCGCAATCTCTGGTGAGATTGAGCCTATTCGCCGTTTAGGCATTGACCTGACTCAGGCACGGTTACAGCAAGAGCTTCTTGCTTTGGGCTTTAACAAGCAGGTTTCTAGCCTGTCTCAGGCAGATAAGGCGGTTCTGCGTTACATTGCCATTATGAAGCAAACTGCCAACGTGCAGGGCAACCTTGCACAGACCATCCAAAGCCCTGCGAACCAGATTAAAATTCTGAAAGCTCAGCTGGATATGCTGGCGAAGTCTGTTGGCTCTCTGCTCTATCCTGCCCTGAAATCCATTTTGCCCCCGCTGATTGCCGCTGTTCAGCTCATTCGAGAGTTTGTTGAATGGGTGGCAAAGCTGATGGGCGTGAAGGTCGTGTTCACTGATTTCACCAAGAGCGCTGACAGTGTTGGCGGCATCGGTGACGCAATGGATGACACGGCAGACTCCACCAAGAAAGCTGCCAAAGCCCTCAAGGACTACACGATGGGCTTTGATGAACTGAACATCATTGACCCCACACAGGGAAGTTCCGGCTCTGGCGGCGGCGCATCCGCTGGCAACATTTTGGGTGATGTAGACCTGTCCGGCTACGATATGTTCAAGAACTATGTCGGCAACGCTGTGGATGAAATCAAGGAAAAACTTCGCAAACTTGCTCCCATTGTTGCGGCTATCGGCGCTGGTTTTGCCGCATGGGCTATCGGGAATGCGCTTCTTACTGCGTTAAAAGACACTCATGATTGGGCATACAAGCTCGGCAAAATCGTTGGTGGTCTTAATCCAGAGTTGCTTCTAGTAGCCGGGACGGTCGCCCTTATCGTTGGTCGATTTGTTCAGCTTTATCAAAACAGCGAAAATTTCCGGCAAGGTTTGGCCCGTATTAAAGATTTGATTTACCTTGCGGGTCTTGGGTTTACGCAAGGCTGGAATATCTCTTTGACTGATGGGAAACTTGGCGAGTCTATCAAATGGCTAAAAGAAGCTCTTTCTAATCTCGGTCAAGCGATTTGGAATTTGATTCCTGAGGAATGGCAGGGGAAAATCTCTACTGCATTCGAGACAATTCAAAAAGTCGTCAAAGACCTTGACCTCGATTTGGGCGATTTGGTCATGACGCTTATCGGAATCGGTTTGACTATTAGCGGGCATCCCGTTGCTGGCCTTGCAGTTCTTGGCTTCGAAGCCGTCTCTGTCGCCGTGCGTGGTCTTGGCAGCGAAAGCGAAGCAGAAGCATTTCAGCTGAAATCTGATTGGCACGATGCTTTCGTGAATTTCGGCACGATTGCAGCCGAAACAGTGGCAGACATCATAACTGCTCTCGGAAATCTTATCAATGATTTTGCAATTCTTATCGGATGGATTCAAAATGGCGTTTCTGAAACGGAAATGCTCGACATCCAGATGAATGGAAATTTTCTTGAAGGTGCAATCGCGTCTCTTGCTCAAGTTATCCACAACATGGGCGTGTTCATTGGATGGATTATTAAAGGCGTAGACGAATCAGACCGCCTTGCCATCGCCGCCAATGGAAACTTTGCGGAAAAATTTGTTCTCTTGATTGCTGATGTAATCAATGGAATCAAAGACGCTGTAACGTGGTTCGGAGAGCTAATTGATAAAGTTTCTAAGTTTAATCCGTTAAGCGTTGGCAAAAACATTATTGATGGCATCACGAAGGGCATCACGGGGAACACCAATGTGTCAAATGACGCGACCAAACAGTTGACCGATGGAATCAAGAAAACCGCTCAAGATGAACTTGATATTCACTCTCCCTCTAAGTGGTTTGAAGGGATTGGCAGCTACATCGACCAAGGCCTTGCAAACGGCATCACCGGCGCTCTCGGTTACGTCAACGATGCTATGAATAAACTCGTAGACGCCACCAAGCTCAAGGGCGAAGAGATGGCGAACTATGGCATTGACTGCGGCACAAGCTACGTCAACGGCATCATTTCCGGGCTAGACTCTAAGTGGGCCGAACTCGATAACAACCTCAAGACCAACTTCTTCGGTACGGTGCAAACTTTCATTCAGGCTGCGCAGAGCGGCGATTGGAAAACGGTCGGCACTACGATCGCCGCTGGCATTTGGGGTGCTATGGGCGATGAGCAGCGTAAACGCGCCAAGTCCGTTGCAAGCGACCTTGTAAGCAGACTAAGCAAAGAATTGAAAAGCCAAGCTTCTTCTCTGCTGAACACCGCTGCTACCATTGGGAAAAATCTGGTGAACAATCTGACCCAAAACTTTGGAAAGGTTTCCGCTGAAACTCAGACGATGCTTTCCGGCATTACGCAGGCTTTCGGAAACGTGAAGTCTCCTCTCGCAACGGCAGCTAAAGCCATCAGTGCGGCGCTCTCTGGTGGTTTACTCAGCTCTTTTCCGACAATTTTCGCTGGGTTTGCCGGGCTGGTAAGCACCATCGGAACCGCAGTGGCGGGAATGCTTTCTGCTGTGGGTGCCGCCCTCAGTGCTACGATTTTTGGCCTTCCCGCTGGAATCGTAGCCCTTGCTGCTGCCGCGACCCTTGGCGTTGCAATCGCTGGAATCGTATCGAAACTTGGCGGCGGCCGGTCTACCAGTAGTTACAGCGATACATCTCAGTACGTTGGAAGCTCTAGTTACAATTCCTCGACATCCAGCTCCTCTTATAGTGGTACTTATTCTGCGGCCGGAGGAAGCTCTGAGGACATGAGAGACGCTGTGTACAACGGCTGCTACAACGCATTCCTCGACATCTGGCAGCGTTACGGTGAAGAGCTGTTGAAAGAGCAGAACGTGAACGTATACCTTGACGGCAAGCAAATTGCCGCCTCTGTTGATAAAGTGAAGAAAGACCGGGGCGTATCCATTATGGGCACTGAGGTCTACTCTTATTAAGAAAGGACGGTTTCGATGGCTAATATTCCTGCACTGGTTACGGTGAACGGCGTAGAGCTACCGGAGCCGTCCTCTTATGAGGGAACTACCAGCACGATCGTGGACTCTGGACGAAATGTTCAAGGCAAAGTCGTTGGAGCTGTCGTACGGAATGACGTAGCAAAAGTCACGATGTCTTGGAATTATCTTACTGCCAAGCAATGGGCTACCATTCTAAGCCTATTTACTGCTAATTTTTACTGCTCTGTTCGGTTTTACAATCAGGCGACCGCAGGATACACGACGCGGCAGATGTATGTTTCTGATCGAACTGCCGGAATGTGGCGCAGAAGCCCGAACAACGGCAGTGTTATGGGGTGGACTGGCGCAAAATTGTCTCTTGTTGAGGTGTAATGTATGGAAAGAACTACCGACAAATGGATGCAGAAGTTCAACGATACACTTGTACCGGAAACTTTTGTTGAGATAACGGTTGGCATCACTGCACCGGGTGTAAACAAAAAGGCAAAGTTCGTCACGTCTGCTATGAGCGCTTTTGCAAGCGCGAATGCTCTTTCACAGGCGGGAGTGGCTTCCTTTACAAAATATGGCACAGGAGAGCCTAATCTTTGTGTGCTTGATGGAAGCTGCAAAGTTGTTCCCGCTTCTGCTCCGTATGAAAACACCGGGTTTGTCAGCTCTACAATCTTCAGCACTTCTAACCATCCTGTCCTTTTTGCCATGTTTTTCAATGAGGTAAAATCTTCCGTTCCGGGCGTCAATATTATCTGGTCGTCTATTTTCAACGAATACGCTACCAGCTTCAAAGTCACTTCTTATCTTGGCACGCAAGAGCTTAATTCTGTCACCGTTACAGGGAATACATCGGTATCCTCTGATGTGGAGATTGAGCTGAACGGGTTTGATTTCGTTAAAGTAGAAGTTTTGGATTGGTGCATTCCGAATCGCAAGGCCCGGATTGAACGGTTCAGAATTGGACGATATCTGATTTTTGACAAGACGAAAATCCTTTCCTTTCGTCACACCTCTTCTCGTGACCCAATTTCCGGCCAGCTTTCGCAGGAAAGTATTTCGTTTAGTCTTGATAACAGCGACCGTACATGGGATTCTGTCAATCCTCAAGGCATCTACAAATATATTTATGAACGTCAGCCCATCTCTGTGCGCTACGGCATGGATATTGATGGTAAGGTCGAGTGGGTCAATGGTGGCAAGTTCTTCCTGTCGGAGTGGAGTGTTCCCGCCAACAGTATTGAGGCAAGCTTTTCCGCCCGCGACTCCTTTCTTTACTTGATGTCCACCACCTACACCGGCAGAAAATACGGTACGCTCTATGAGATGTGTTACGACGCTTTGGAGCTGTTGGAGGCAGATGAAATCACATTCGATATTTCGGACGAACTGAAAGATTATTCTGCTGACATCTCTTCGGATGGCTCTTCGTATAAAAACTCTGATATTTTGCAGCTTGCGGCCAACGCAGCGGGCATGGCACTATATCAGACGCGAGATGGCGTTATCACCATCAAGCGGGCGTATGAATTTGGCTCCGGTACGGATGTTGAGGACATCACTCTTCTCAACAATTATTCTTGGCCTGAAATCACTTTCGCACAAAACCTTCTTAATGTCACGACCTCTGTTGGGAACAAAACATACGCTTACCCCGAAAACCTTTCCGGTCGTGGCGTATCTCAGAGCTTGAGCAATGCTCTTCTTTCTGAGTCTACGCTTGAAAAGTCTCGAAACGCCCTTACGGAATCTTACAGCGTGCTTTCCAATCGGCGCAAAGCCACTTTGGAATATCGAGCCAGTCCCACAACGGACGCTTTGGATTTCGTGAAAATCCATCATCAGTTCGATTACAGCGCAACTCTGTTACTGACAAATGTGTCTTATACCTACAATGGATGCTTTAAAGGCAAACTTGAAGGATATATGATGGCAGATGTTAAGTCTTTGACTGTAGACAAATCCAACGAGACACTCAAGTGGGGACAGTCTGTAGTGATCACCGCTGTCCTTTCCCCCGCTTCCCAAGATTCTCCTAAAATCACTTGGTCTGCATCTCCCGAAGGTATTGTTTCCCTCCATGTACTTACCAATACAGAGGGAAAGTCCACCTGTCAGGTCAAATGGAACTCCCCCGGCACAACTATCGTTACTGCTTCCGCTGGTGGCAATTCTGCCAGCTGTTCGTTCCTCACCACTGAATATTATCTTTCCAATATTCCGGAGGGCAAGACGGTGCTTATGGACGAAGGTAGCAACGTCGTGGAGTTCATTGTCGCCAAGCATGACTATGAGAGCGAGTTGAACGGGGCAGGACGTACGCTTTTGATTCGTAAGCGTTATCCAGCCCTTATGAGCTGGGACTCCAGCTGGTCTGCTTATGCACAGAGCGATATAAATACATGGCTTAATGGCGAGTATCTCAATACCTTCTCTTCGGCACAAAAAGAAGCGATTGGCAGCACTACATTTTATTACACTCCCGGCTTTACTGCTATGGATTTCTCTGTTGGAAGCAGCAAGGTGAGCACTATGTCTAAAGCTGTATTTTTGCCTTCTGCGCATGAATTTGGAGCCGATTGCGAAGGAAATGACGTTTTTGGCTGGACAAAGAACTCTCCTGACTATAAATACAATGAAGGAACTTCGTTCCCGCAGGCCAAGGGCATATTGGAATCCATGCTTGCTGCCGATAATGCAGCTATCACTGATGGTAGCTGCCGTGTGTTTACTCGAACTCCTTACCTTTATAGTGCCTCGTATGCCTCTGGTTACCATTCCAGCGACCGTAAAGATTTTCTGAGTAGGATGGTTACAACTCTTGAAGACACTGTCATCTATGGAAATTCTGGATTTTCAGTATTGTGGGGTCATACAGCTGCCGTGGGGCCTAATTTGCTCTATTATTGCGCACATCCTTCGTTTACCCTGCCCGAAACCACACAAATCGATGCCAATGGCAAATTAGTTTTTTGAAAGGTGATTACATGGCAACATGGATTACAGACCGCACACAAGCGGATATTGACCGCGTAAAAGAAATCGCTGTCAAAGCCAGAACCGGCACATGGACAGAAGAGGAGCAGCAAGAATGGGCCGCTGGCATGAAAGGCGCACTCAGCTACACCGATTACAACCGCATCGAAAACGGAATCAAGGAGCTTGCCGAAATCGTTGGCGCAGATTATTCCGCAAAAATTGTTCAAAAAAAAGTAGAAGTTGTTACAGCGAGAAACCAAGACGGTGATATTCCATCGTGGGACGCCTACCCCTCCCACGCCGAGTTCTTTGTGCCGCTGACCGCCAAAAAGTCCGGCCTGCTGCTCCACTCGATGTCCTTCCGCATCAAGGGGTTTGTGGCCGGAATAAGCCGGGCTATCCTGCGTAAAGCAGGAAATAATACCCCGCTGGTGGATCTCTCACTGGTGCTTATCCGGGGCTACAACGACGTGACCCTTGACATGGGAGACCTCCCACTCGAAAAGGGCGTGGAGTATCAGCTGTATATGTCCGCCGTTAACAACTTCTATCCGCCCTCGGTGGAACCCGGGTGGGTGGTAGAGAATGGTCTTATCGACATCGCCAACGCCAGCGCTTACTACGATGGAGACAGCAAGATTCTCTTCTCTGGCACTGCTACGGTCATTGAGCCTACGGAAACAGTCTGGGGCGTAGATGACTACTTGACTACTGATGACTGCGCTAGATGGTTAAGCAACATATCCTCCATTCGTTCAAAATGCAGCGGGAAAAGTTCCACTCCTGAAACTCCGGGAAGCTTCAGCTATCGTTTTTCGATTGTCAATCAGTTGGAAAAGGTTTTGTTTGATATTGAAGCGATGGCTAAAGACCATTCAATCTATTGTTCTGAGCTTATATGTGGAGGTGAACCCTATTATGCGGTTTATTGACAGACAAGCAAAATACCCGGGCCGTTGGACGATGAAAAAGTCCAACGGCACATCAGAGGTCGTCACTCTTGTCCGTAACGACGAGCCGATCGTTGAAGGTACGCCAATGAACGCGAATACGTTCAATTCTCTTTTTCTAAACAGTGATGCCGACACTGCAAAAACCGCCTCACTGGTGGATTATCTGTGTCTCCTTGATGGCGTGCCCATCGAAAGCAGCGTCACCCCCAAAGACGCATACACCGCTGGCCACTGGAACAAAAACATGGTCAAGCTGTTGGTGGAGCGTCAGCGCTTGACTGCTGCAGAGTACGAAAACGTCACCGGCGAGCCTTACACCGCATAAGAGAGGAGCACACTTATGATTGAGCTTGGCGTATCTCTTACCTCTAACGGCGCTGCAAAGCTGGCAGGCTATGAGCAGATGCTTCGCTTCGGCTACACCAAGAACCGGGGCGTGTACCGCCTTGCTGTTACCGCTTCCGGTGAGTGGGAAGGGCTGGCCGTCCGATGCTTCTGGCACGCCCCGGACGGCAAAGACCCGCCCTCCTCGCTGGTGGTGGACGGCTATGTGGACGTGCCTGCCAGCGTGACCGCACAGCCGGGCAACGGGTGTATCACTTTTGAGGGCAGCGACGGCACCAAGACTGTGACCAGCGCAGACTTGCGCTACCGGGTGGCCGCAAACTCCGGCACGGAGGACGGCATAGAGCCTGAACCGGGAACGCCTGCATGGCAGGCTTTTGTGGATGCCGTGAAGGAATCGGCAGCATCGGCAGAGCAGTCCAAAACGGAAGCGCTGGACGCGGCAGAGCGAGCCGGGGCATCTGCCGATAAAGCAGTAGCGAGCGCGGCGTCGGCACTGGTAAGCGCGGAGAGCGCCGAGAAAAACGCCCTGTCTTCCGCTACCAGCGCTGCCGAAGCCACTCGTCAGGCAGAGCTTGCCGCACAGGCAGCAGAGAGCAAAGGCTTTTTGTATCTGGAAGACGATAACAACAGCGGTACTCTGTCGCTTGTGGTATCGGACAATCTGACCGACGACGTCACCTTGCAGGACGACGGACAGGGCAATTTGGAGGTGGTATATAAATGAGCAAGAAAATGAAAATCGGCCCATACAGCGCCTACGCGATCGCCGTCAAGTACGGGTATACCGGCACGGAGGAGCAGTGGGTCAAGGAGCAGGAAGCGAACCGCGTCGCTTCGGAACAGGCCGCACAGCAGGCAGGAGCCTCTCGGGATAATGCTGAAACCGCAGCGGCCCGGGCTGAAACTGCCCGGCAGCAGACAGAAGAACTTCGCACTGACGCGCTGGACAAAATCGGCTCTGCAAAATCCGATGCGCTGGAGGCTGTGGCAGCCAAGCAGACGTCCGCGACCGCTGCGGTGGACACGGCCAAAGCCAGCGCCCTCAACGACATGGAAGCGGCTAAGAGCGCAGCAGTAAAGGCCGTGACCGATACGCAGTCTACCGCCACGCAGGCCGTCGATGCTGCCCGGGACAAAGCTGTCAAGCAGGTAAATGCCGCCACAGAAGCCGCAAAGACCGCAGCCAATGAAGCTGCCACCAGTGCGGGTAATGCGTCTACAAGCGCCCAGCAGGCCGCCGACAGCTTGCAGGAGTTGAAAGACGGCATCGCTAGTGGTAACTTCAAAGGCGAAAAGGGCGACAGGGGCGAGAAAGGTGACACCGGTGAGACTGGCCCTGCCGCCACTGTCGCGGTCGGCACTGTGACCGGCCTTGGCGCTGGTGCCGCTCCGACCGTCACAAACTCCGGCGATGAACACAATGCTGTGCTGAACTTTGGCATCCCCACCGCGAGCGCCATTGATATTGCCGTTGACGTGCTCTTTAAGCTCCCCCGTACTGGAAAGGTCTACACCGTAAAAATCCCGCGCTTTGCCACGAACCCCACCGTCAACTGCGAAAAACTGGACGACAACGCGGGCCTTGTGTGCGAGCCGTCTACCGACACTGTCGATGGGCGGGACGACTATGCCGACATTCCCCTTTTTAAGTGGTACAACTGCAACTACAAGAGGGATGCCTCCGGCCACGCCTACCCCACCGCTATCGAGCATCTGAGCGACAATTACCGCAAGACTGGTACTGTGGACGTTGGCGTCATCCAGATGACTCCTTATGTCAAGTGGGACGACAGCGACCCGGATTATATCCTGTGGTCTATCACTGACTCCCCGCGAGACGGATTTACCCCGTGGGCCGCTGCCAAGTCTGGCGACACCGTATATCCCTACGTCATTCACTCGAAGTTCTTCAGTGGCGTGGGCGAGGATGGGTTGCTGCGAAGCGTGTACGACCTCGTTCCGGCACACAACCAGTCGTATAACAGCCTGATTACAGACTATGGTAAGAAGGGCGCTGGCTATAAGGGCGCAGGCGGCGAGAGAGCCACATGGCAAATTCTGTTCAATTCTATCAAATACGCAGTGAAGTCCAGTCAGAAAAAGTACGCAGGATGCACGGGCTATAATCTCCAGTATCCCGCAGCTGTACAGCGAAGCGAGAAGCTGACATACTTCCCTGTCACAGCGGCGCAGGCGAAGAACTTGCTGGTCGGAAGCCGGGTTTCTGTTGGATACGGTTCTAAGGGCAGCGACGGCACTGTCAATAATGACCGTAGTGCTTCGACTGTCCATCAGTATGCAGACGAAGCCAAAATTCTCAAGATTGAACCCATCGATGATACGACCAGTGCTGTGTATCTGGACTGCGACGCTTTTGACACGATGCCTGTTGCTCTGTCTGACACCCTGAACGCACCTATCACTCTGTCTACGATGCACTGGCACAGCGGCACAACAGACGCGGTCATCGGCCACCATGATGGCAGTCCCGGCAGCAATACGGATCTTAAGCACCCCTATCGTGTGCAGGGCATCGAGTATGCTGTGGGCGGCTATGAAGTGCTCAGTGATGTGGTACTCGCCTTTGACGACAGTAACGGCAAGGACGTATACGTCTGTCCTGCTGGCGTAGCGCATACCAAGACTGACGCCGAGATTCTGGCGAACTACAAGAAAGTCGGCAGCTTCCCTGCAGACGATTTCTGGATTGGAGACATCGGCTTCGACCCGGAAACCTGCATAACGTATCCTGCAACGCAAGGCTCCGGAGATAAAACAGGCGTCGGCGACCGTGTCTATGGCGGTGGAAACGCAAGCAAGAACCCCCTGCGCGAATACTTGCAAGGCGGTTCTCTCTGGTACTGGTTGGGTGCGGGCGCGTCGTGTGTGAATTGCTGGAGCGGGCTTGGGGGCGGGAGCTGGGATTACTTGGCCGCCGATTGACACCTTGCGCCGGGGGTGAATGCCGCTTGCGGCAGAGGGGGAAGTCCCACTGAAAGCAAGGTGGCATGAGGCAACTATAAAACGAAAGGAGTTGTAGCACATGAAAGCAAGCTTCGATGCAGAGCAGCCCGCAGTCCGGTCTGTACGTGACGGCCATACGCTGTATGTCTTTATCTGTGTCAACGGCCAGTGGACGGAGCAGTGGTATGACGAATCACAGCCTGCACAGCAGGTATGGGAATGCGACTACCGGGAAATCGTGGCCGATGAAAGCAAAATCGACCTTGAAAAGGTACGAGCTGCTCCTGAAAAGTATCTGGATTGGACGGAACCTGTCGAGAAGACTGACTCCGAGAAAATCGCGGAGCTTCAGGAAAAGAACGAAATGCTTACGCAATGTCTGATGGAAATGTCGGAGATTGTCTATGCATAAAATCACACAAAAAATCGAAAGGATGGTACTTATGATGGCTATGTTATGGGCACAGGAGATCATGTCCGCTGAGACTGTGGAGGAGGCAAAGGCTCTGTATGAGCGCTGCCCCCGTCTGCTGAAGCCGAAGGTGAAGGACATTCTCATCAAGAGCGGCTTTGAGGAAATTGTAGGCGAAAGCAACGCCTGAGAAAGGACGTGGTTGTATGAGCTTTCTTGAGTTTTTGAGCAGCCTCTTTGCGGGCCTTTTCGGCCCTTCCCGCCCCTTCGCAGATGCCTCTCCCGAGGTGCCCACAGTGGACACCAAAGTCTCCGCTCCCCCCGGCTGGGGCGGGCCGCTGCCTTACCGATACATCGACGTGAGCCGCTATCAGGGCAAAATCACCCTCGACGGCTGGCGCAAGGTCAAAGCGGCTGGCTACAAGGGCGTCATGCTCAAGACGGTATCCACCAACAAAAAGTTCTCCAAGCGGGCAGACGGCCTGTATATCGACCCAACCTTTGAGGATAACTACCGCAACGCCCGGGCTGCTGGGCTGGACGTGGGCGTCTACTACTACACCTACGCCATCAGCCGCACCGGTGCAGATAAGGAGCTGGCCCTTCTGGCCGAAGCTCTGCGGGGGAAAGAGCTGACCCTTCCGGTGGCTGTAGACGTAGAAGACAATAAGCTCAAGCAACTGGGAAAGCAGGCCCTCACCGACCTGACGGCTTATGCGCTGGCCCGTATCGAGGCGATGGGCTTTTACGCTCAGCTCTACACCTATACCAGCTTTGCCAACTCCCGCCTTTATATGGGCGGCGCAGCGCTCAAGCCTTACGACGTCTGGCTAGCCGATTACACCGGAAAGGCCCCCAAAGTGAGCTTTAAGTACAATGCGCACCAGCACACCAGCAAGGGCGCTGTGCCGGGCATCTCCGGCAACGTAGACCTCAACGTGACCACCCTCAACTACCCCCGTATCATCAGGAAGAAGGGTCTGACCCGTCTCCGGGAGGGCGCATGACTAAAGAGCAGGCTCTTTTGTGGGTGCTGGGCGTTGTTGGCAGCGTGTGTGCAGGAGCGGTCACGCTGGACAAAGTCTTGGACATCATCCACAAGTACATCAAAAAGGCGCAGGCCCCCGACGCCGCGCAAAACCAGCGGCTTGACTCCATCGAGCAACGGCTGGGCGCAGTCGAAAGCATTTCGTCTCAGCACGCAGCGGCCTTAAAACGCGACCTCACCCGCTTCGACGCGATCGACGAGGAGATTTGCTTGGCCCTTGATGGCGTGCGGAATCTGCTGGACGCTCAGCTCTCCGGGGACAATCACGAAGGGATGCAGAAAAGCAAGGCTAGCATCGACAACTATCTTTTGAAAGGAGTTACCAATCATGGAAGCAATCAATGAAATTTTGAGCATCATCCCGGTTCCTGTGGCCGTCATCCTGATGCTGGGTGGACTCGTTTTCTACGTCATCGGCGGTATCCGTCTGGGCTATGGCGCGGCAGTCAAAAATCTGGTGCTCAACCTCATCACTCAGGCAGAGCACGAGATTCAGGGCACCAAGCGCGGCGCAGAGCGCAAGGCGTGGTGTGTCAAGATGCTGCGCACCTATCTGAACAACAGCCGGTGGGGTAAGCTGGTCAGCTGGGCTATCACCGAGGAGACCATGAGCAAAGTGATTCAGTTTTTCTTCGACCAGATGCGGAAGGCACTGCAAAAGCAGTAAGGAGGTTATCATGGCAAGCACTACATACGAGCATTTTGTTGACACCAACAAAATGTACGCCGCACAAGAGCAATTTCGTGACATTACAAAAATGGTGACAAAATGTCACCGTTTCGCCAGCATTGGCAAAATGGTACGCAACGCAGGACAGTTGCCGCAGCCTTTCTGGCTCAGTGCTGCCTGTGGCGGCGGCTCGCGTAGTGCTGCCCGCTGCGCTGCAAGGACTTGACCGACAGCAGATGACAGCCGCTATCAAAAACGCACCGCTTGGGAGGGTAGACCGTAAGATAGCCTTACTGCGGTACGTTGAGCGGCTCCCGCTGCCGGACATTGCAGCACAGACACATTACAGCCGGACGGCGATAGGCTACCGGCTGAAAAGCATTGAAAAAATGCTGGATATGTAAAAATCCCCCACTTTATTGAAGTCCTGCGTGCCACGCGGGGTACTTTGTAGGCAAAGCGGGGGATTTTTGTTTTATTCGCACTAGTTTTGCCGAAACGCTTGTCTTGCAAGTCAAAATGTGATACTTTATTTTCGCTTCCAATGTGAGGCCCTTAACAGTTAAGCGCTCATGCGGATTTTTCCGTGTGGGTGCTTTTCTTTTTTTGTCTTTCGTTTGGCGTTCGTTGTCTTTCGTTTTCTGCCGATGCGGTACACTGGGAGCACAAGGAGGGATGTTTTATGAGCTATTACCCGACACCCGGAGCGCCCTACGTTCCGCAGCAGCCGGCCAATCCTTACGGCGGCATGGGAACGGTGGGTCTTTCCACTTCCCTGCCAAACATGCAGATGCAACAGGTACAACCGCAGCGTCCGCAGCCGATGAATGGGCAGCAGCCTGTTCAACAGTCGGCACAAGATGGCGGCTGGTTGCTTGGCAGACCTGTTTCCAGCAGAGAGGAATTTTTGGCAATACCGTCTGACCTGTACGGCAGACCGACCTACTGCCCAGACTTGCGCAGCGGCGTGATCTACTGCAAGCGGCTCAACCCGGACACCTGCGAATCCTATGTGCAGGAGTTTTACAGCCCGGAAGCATGGCGGCAAATGCAAGCACAACAGGCACAGCAGACCGCTGCACCGACACAGCAATATGTGCCTATTGAGCAGTACAACGCCCTTGTCCATCGGCTTGATGAACTGGAAAAGTGGCAGAAGAGCTTCTCTAAGCCAACTGCCACAGCGAAGAAAGGAGAATAAGCGATGTCCTCTCCGTTTGATATGATTACTCACGGCCCTATCATGCAGCTTGCAAATCTGGCTCGTGCTGGGCAGAACCCGATGGGGCTTATCCAGCAGTTAAGCGGGCAGAATGCTCCTATCATGCAGGGCTTGAGCCTGATTCAGGGCAAAAACGAAGCGCAGCTTAGGACGATGGCGCAGAACCTCGCCAAAGAGCGTGGTATCAACCTGAACCAGCTGGCAAGCGCCCTGAACCTGACGCTACCCCGATAAAGCATCCCTCTAAGCGAAACGCTTCTCAGTTTTGCGGACTTGACAAAAACCGCTTTGATTTGGCTTTGCCCGCTGCACACGGTAGCGGGATAGCATAACGCAAAACTGAAAGGAGTTTTGTTATGGACGATTTTGCAACTGGCTATCTGGCTGGGCAGGATGGTGGCAATAACAACGGTGGATTCTTCGGCAACGAAGGTCTGTGGGCGGTTATCATCCTCGCCATCATCTTCGGCTGGGGCACAAACGGCTATGGCCGGAACGGCGGTGACAACGGCATGAACAGCTACATCCCCTATCTGGTCGGCACTGGCGCAACTGGTCAGGGTGGTAACGACACCCGTGCGGCTCTGTCTGAGGGCTTCTACCAGCAAGACACCTCCCGCTCTCTGGCGGGCATCCAGAGCGGTATCTGCTCTCTGGGCTATGACCAGCTGGCGCAGATCAACGGCATCAACGCCAACATCGCGAACGGCTTTGCAGGCGTGAACAGCGCCATCTGTCAGCTTGGCTACCAGAACGCTCAGCTGGTGAACGGTCTGGAACGTAGCGCGTCCAACGGTGATAACGCCATCAGCCTTGCCATCATGCAGGAGGGCAACGCGCGGCAGGCTGGTCAGACCGCACTCGCCACGCAGCTGGCATCTTGCTGCTGCGAGAACAAGCAGCTGATCGGCGACCTGAAGTACACCATCGCAACGGAGGACTGCGCTACCCGTCAGGCTATCGCAGACAACGCCCGCGCCATTGTGGATAACTGCAATGCCAACTTCCGCAGCATGATGGACTACTTCACGCAGGACAAGATCGCTACTCTGACCGCTGAGAACCAGAGCCTGAAGTTCGCCGCTTCTCAGGATCGTCAGAATGCGCTTCTGACCACCGTGATGTCTCAGCAGACTGATACCATCCTGAACCGGGTTAATCCTCGTCCGATTCCCGCTTATCAGGTGGCAAATCCCAACGTTGGCGTGAACTGCTGCGGCTGCTGCTAACCAACACACTCCCCGATAACACCGGGTGAACCATCGGGGCAGGGGTAAGACACCTCTGCCCCTGATTTTTTAGGAGGAAAACATTATGGCTTGCAAAACAAGCTGCAAACTCTGCCCCCATCTGGTCTTGAGCCAGTCGGTGACGTTCTCCAATGATACTCTGACCATCAATATCCCTGCTGGCTCTTACGCAGCAGGAGAAAAATATTGTCTGGTCATTGCTCAGGCTTTGCCGGACACGACCACCATCAACGCTCCTGTGGTCATTACCATCGGTGCAGGAACGACCGCATACCCTCTGACCGACTGCAACTGCGCTCAGGCAACCGCTGAGAGCATCCACACTCGCACCCGCTATGCTACTCGTGTGGCAACGTCTGCGACCGGCACCGGCACGTTCAAGTATCTTGGCTGCTTCTGCCGTTCACACGCTGGCGCGCCCGCGTCTATTTCTTGAGGAGGTGTAGATTATGGGCAAGACTAATTTTCGCCGCATGATGATGCTTCGTGACCACGACAAAAACCGTGAGCCGGAACGTGACCGCCTTGAGGAAGAGCGTGATCGTAGGGAGCGTGAGATGGAACGCCGTCTGCGTAAGCTGGAAGGCGGCGGCGACCGCTATCCCTACTATCCGCAAGAGGAGAACCGATACATCGACCCCTACCCTATCCCCCGCTACCCTGACGTAGAGAATGGGCGCAGAATGCCGCAAATCGGCTTCTCGCAGAACGGTAACTGGGACAAGCGGTCTGGGCAGTACGAACGTGGCGGTGCAGACAGCCGCTCCATCAAGATGCCGCGCCAGCACCTCACCCACGATGAAGCTGAGGAATGGTGCGACAACATGGTGAACGCTGATGGCACGAAAGGCTGTCACTGGACGTTGGAGCAGACGCAGGACGTTGCGAAACAGCGCAATATCACCTGTGACCCGAACGATTTCTGGGCTGTCATGAACATGATGTACTCGGATTATTGTCAAGTCGCAAAGCGTCAGTCCGTTGACACTCCGGGCTTCTACGCTGACATGGCAAAGGCGTTCCTTGAGGACGCAGATGCCGCAGATGGCAAGGCATATCTCTACTGGGATTGCATTGCTGATAAGTAAAACGAACCCCTGTGTAGCCTTGATTGGTTGCACAGGGGGTTCGTTTTGTTATTCATCAAAAATATTTTCGACTGGCGCAAATGTGATGCTTTCCATTCCAAACTTGCACATCGGGCAAATCCAAACATAGCTTCCATCCATGAATTTTCTGTCCATGAATTTTTCTTCTATCTTCATGTCTTTACCTTTTACCCAAGCAACCGTTCCGCAATGTTGACATCTAAAGCCAACCGCAAATTTTTCTTTTTCTCTGCAAGTCAAGCTTTCGAGTGAAGCTTTATCGTTCATGTTCTTCCTTTCTCCCCTGTGCGGTCATTGTGACTACACAGGGGTTTATTGTTATCTCCAAATCATAAAGCACTTATTGTCTACGCAATCTTGAAGAATTTCTTTGAAGTCCTTGAACTTTGCAGGATTTTCTCTGCCCGCATATCCGTAAATAATGCTATCGTCATAATCACCTATAACTTTCAAGATTTGCTTGCAGGCACCGTATCTGATTTTTCCGTCACAGTCCGATTGATAAAGGAAATCTGCAATTTTGATTGGAAGTTCCTTGCTTTCAACCAATCGCTCTGTTTCGTCATTGTACGATTCAAGAGCGTGTTCTTTTTCGGGAGATGGTATGTCGAAAATGTCATCAAGCTTTTTATAGTGTTCTCCGACTTCCGAACTAACAAGTTCTGCAACTTTCGTTCTCAACTTGAAAAAACCGAAATAGCCCACATCTATTTCACGCCCAGTCTTTTTGCATTTGATTGTTACGCCCATTCGTTAATCCTCCAAGAAATCCTCCAACTCAATCTTCCCCTCTGCCGCTGCAACTGCCAGAGCGTACACGAACTGCCCAATCGTCATTCCGTGCCGTCTGGCTTCACGGTTGATGTACTTGCGTTCTTCCTCGCTCATAAGAATGGTAATACGCTTTGAACGCTTGCCATCACCGCTTGCAACGCCCTGATGCGATTCCGGCATCGGGATTTTTTTCTTTGTCAAGCCAGCTTCGGCTAACGCACTTGGAACATCGCCCTGTTCGATAAGACGTTGAACTTCCTTTGCCTGTTTCAGCTTCTTTGGCTTACTTTCGCTTACTACGGCATTGTTTGGCTGTGTTTCGCTGTCTTTGGCTTGCTTCGGCTTAATACTGCTTAACTGTGCTTCATTAGGCTGTGTAAGGCTGGCTGTGGCTTCACTGGGCATAATCGGCGCTTGTTCGGCTTCGTTCGGCTTTGCTTGGCTTACTTTTTCTTCCTTTGGCTCACTTCGGCTTAATGTCTGCTCCGAAAAAATAGGCTGAAAATCAAACCCGCCCAACAAGCCTGTGGATTTTTTGCTGGTTGATTTCATTTTTCTTCCTCCATTTTTGCTCCACATACTGGGCAAAAATTCCAAATCCACTTGTCGAAATCGCTTTCGGAAATCATACCACCACAATTACTGCATTTGATTACTTGCTCTGCATGGCTGTTATCATAATCGTCCTGAATAATAAAAGTCAAACCTTCTGGACGTTCCCATTTTGCTTTTGACTGTAAATCTTGCGCATCAGCATTTCTTAGTGCTCTTAACCTTTCTAACGCATCTTCCAACGATTGATTGTCGCCTTCTTCAAGAAGTCTGTTTCGATAGTATTCCATTAAAGGAGCAACGTCTACAATCTTCTTACTCATTTTGTATCTCCCTCCACAATCATCTTCGCCAACGCCTTGAAATCCTCTGCGCTGGTACTTTTTGCCGTGTCGCCGCTAAACAGACTGTGACGCTCTGCTTGCGCCTTACGAACGCCCATAGACGGTCTAATCTTTACGTCCAGCAATGTTGTCCCCATGCTCTGTGCAATCATAGGAAGCTGCTCCACAACCTCTTTGGACAGGTTCTCACGGCTCTTATACTGGTTCAGAAGCAAACCTTCAATCTTCAAAGTCGGATTGAAGTATCTGCGAACATCGCCGATGGTCTGCGAAAGCTGGCTCAAACCAGCCAGTGCGTATCGGTCTGCTGTGATGGGCACGATGATGCTGTTGGCGGCGATCAGTGCGTTCACAAGCGCAAGACCAAGCTGCGGGGGAGTGTCCAGCACAATGTAATCATACTGCGCAGAAACACTTTCAAGGGCTTCTCGCAGTCGGAAGTTCTTGCCCATGTCCCGGACAAGCTGCTCGTCAATGCCCTTCAATGCGTTATCAGACGGCAGAATGTCACCAGCTTCACAGTGCTGGATTCCTTCCTCTGCTGTTCCTTGCCGGGTCATCACATCAAACAGGGTGCATACGTCCTCTATCTGCGCTCTGTAGGTGTCTGTTGCGTTGCACTGAGCATCGCAGTCCACCAGCAGGACTTTCTTGCCGAGCAACTGCAACGCACCAGCCAGACAGGTACTTGTGGTGGTCTTGCCTGCGCCACCCTTCTGGTTGGCGACAGCTATGATTTTTGCCATTTTATCACTCTTTCTTTTATTTGATGCGTCTGATTATTTTGCAGCATGCTTTCTCATTGCTATGTCAATCTTTTTAACGCCAAGGGGAAGCATCTGACGATGGCTGACTTCAGGCATATCTTTGTTCGTCATCATATCTTTAAGAATTTTACGAGAATTGGTCATATATGCGCCGCAAAGTGCGCACCAATTATAAAATCCGTTTTGAACTGTAAACATTTTGCAGCCAGAACATTCGTAATAGCCGTATTCATTGCCATCTTCGTCTGTTTTTCTACAATATACCCACTTTGCCGTTTTTCTTTCGGGCTTTGAAATCTCAACGCTCATGTTTTGCCTCCATTCACTGCTTCGATTTCATAAAACGCAGGAAGATATTTGTCAATCGCACCTTCTTTCTTCAAGCTGCCGATCAGATACCGCTTCGGGTGGTCAGGCCAAGGGTCACGATTGATTGAAAGAATATCTGCACATGCAGCCTTTACAATGTCGTAGACTGCATCTCTTCGCTTTGGTAGCTTGATAGATGGATGCTCTTCCATCATCTTTACCTCAACTACCTTTGCAACCTCGATACACTCTTGAACCGACAGCGCATCACATACAGACCAATCGTATCCATCATATCCGCTTGTGCGGGGTTTCCTGCTTTCTTTTTTCTCGCTCGGCTTGGAATTTACCGTGCTATCCTTAACCTCGCTAAAATCGGCATCTATGGCGGGCTGGTTGGACTTGTATGCGAATCGGAACTCAACAGCTACAACCTTTCGACCCATGCAAATCTTCTCGAAGTCTACGACAATATCCGAAACATTGCTAATTTCCTCTACTGCTGGTTCGAGCACTCTGCGCCGTAAAGCCCGAAAGTCGTCATAACTTGGGTCGTTTGCTCCTATATGGTCACGTAACTGCTTCAAGCCAATCTTGTTCGATGACAATGAGTGGTTCATCCAATCACGAATCATGCTGTACATCAGAATAGACGCTTGCTGCTTCATCCCGATCGTATAGCGCAGGCGATATTTGACGTAGCCGCTTCTTGCAATATCGAAAAACACAGGCCGTAAGTCAGGATTGCAGTTGATTGAAACATCATAGGACAAGGATTCCCGATTGAACTTAACCTCTGCCTTTGTGAACAGTGGATACATCACATATTCCGTTCCATCTGCATTCAGTGGTACTGAAACCACGTTGCCCAAAAAGTGCTTAACTTGCGACTTCAAGTTCTTTGAATTGAGCTTCAAATCCAGCAGCTTGCAATATTCAGCCAGCGTAAACGACACGTTAGAGCTTTCTGGGTCTCTCGGATTGATACGGCTCAGATAGACCTCAAGCAGCCGAAGCTCGCCTGCTGTGTAGTCCGTAAACTTCGCCCAAATCAATGCCTTGCTCTTTTCGACAAGATTGTTTCCTGTCAATTCTGGCATTGCATCACCTCATTTCTTCTACCCTATTATACCACTGCATCGTGTACACGTCAATGATTCTGTACACAATTATTTTTCAACAATCGACTTCCACATTCTGTACACGATGCTCCACTTTTTGTACACGATACACTCCACTTCTTGTACACGTTCCTCCACTTTATGTACACAATGCTCCACTTTTTGTACACGTTCTTACTATATATATAAACAAGAGATAAACAAGAGATAAATAATCATCATCAAATAGTGACGACGATACATTTTCAACAATTTCTTCTCTTCAACGGGCAGATTGTGGAAAACGACAACTTCTTTTGCTGAATAAAAAAACGTCCATCAAGCCCTATAATCTACCTGACGGTTCTATCGTGTACAGAAAATGGAGCGCAATTACATCAATAGGGGACGAATTGACAAGTCACGCTTTGACGAACGAAAATTTCACGCGAGTTCGTTAATTACATCCGCAAAAATCCACCATTTACGACTCTATGGAGGACAAAATGACAACCCAAAACTATATTTATAACAGGTCTATTGTGTACAAAAAGTGGAACACGTCCCCCTGTATACCGTAAAAACTTCGATAATTCGACAATCAGCGCAAAATGTTTTCTTCGTTGATGGTATAAGAATCGTTTCGCTTCATGGCCGAAGCTTCCCCACAGTCCTGTGCCTGATATAAAATCTGCATATTAGGCTGTGTTCCGTCTGGGTCTGGGTCGGTTTTGGTGGCCTGTGCCATCTCATAATGTCCTGTGACGGTGCGGCAGACGGACACACGATCACGCAAAGTCGTGTGAAGGTTGGCTACCATTTCGCACAGAACGGCAAGGTAATCTGAGCCGTGATTGCCGTAGATCAGATAGCACAGCAGGTCGATTTCTTGCGGATGGGCTTCTTTGATATGCTCTATCAGCGTATCTCTCTTTCTCTCGGTGCTGGCATCGCCAGCCAGACTTTCCAATAATCCGGGATGCAAACAGGTGTCTATGTACGGTTTGGCCGCAACACCGCAGCACACGAACCACTTTATGATAGTAGGAGCATCTGGGGTCATTGTCCCTTGCTCGTAACGAAAAATGGATGTTCGGCCTATACCCATTTTGTCTGCAAGCTTCTGTTGGCTAAGTCCGGATTCTGCTCTTGCCATCTCTAACGCTTTTGCCACTCGTATCCTATAATCATCCATAAATACCCCTCTTTCGACAAAATGATATAAAATCAAAGAAATTTAACTGATATATTGTTCAAAATGTGAAACAATAATTGAAAAAATTCGCTGTTTCATTGAAACAGCGAGATGTGGTATAACTGTATTGTCAAAAATTTCCAAAGAGAAAGGAAATGCAAAATGAAAGAAACTGTAATCTGGAACCATGAACGTATGCTAATCATCGACGGAATGCCTGCCAGCGTTCCCGATGGGAAGCCACACACACCTGAACCGTGGGAGGAAAACTAATGAACCGAACTGTAGATACTCTGATTATCCCATACGCTCGCAGACGGACGCTGGAGCTTGTCCTGAGCCTTTCGGGGTACGAAGCTGATAAAGATGCTTACCTCGAAGCGAAAGGCATCCTAGAACGTGCCGCAGCCGCCTTAGACGATGGACGAGACCCGGCAGATAGCATCGAAAACATTGACGGACAGCTCGTAGAGCTGTGATTGGAGGAAAGATGGATAGGCGCTGTCCCTTTTGACTTAAACGTTCATGGGTTTCCAGACGGAAGTTGTGGATGCACAGAAAATTGAGCATTTTTGCACTATTTTCCAACTAGTTGTTAAAAATACCTTGAACTTACAATAAAATGATGTAAAATGGACTCAAACAAACATCCGCACTTACTGATCGGGAGGATATGCCACAATGAGCGAGCAGGAAAGAGCCAAGATTGACCAGTTTATCACATGGTTGCTGGAACACCCAGAAAAGATTCCAGTAGCAGAACAAGCGCTAGACCTAAAGTAACAGAAAACCCCTTGCGCAGAGCTACACCAGCCCGGCACAAGGGGTTTTTATTTTACCGGGCATGAACGTCACATCTTCTCGATTAAGTTCATCAGCGCTTCACGCTGTTCCTTCGGCATAGATTCAAGTTTTTTTCTAATCCGCTCCACTGCTGCGTCAACTTCACTTTGCGGCTGCTGGGGCGGGTTTTCTTTTTGGTTGCCAGTAAGAAGATAGTCAACCGACACGTTGAAATAAGCTGCAATCTTAGAAAGAACCTCTGTGGACAGGCTTTTAGTTCTTCCGGCTTTCAATTCAGAAAGAAAACTGCGGCGAATTCCAATGTTGCTGCAAAGGGTTCCGTCTTTGATACCCTCTTTTTCGCAAAGTTCATGGATGTTGCCGTACAAGTCCGACATAAGAATGCTCCCGTATTTGTGCAAGTATACAAATGCACAGAATTTTGTACAAAAGAGTTGACTTGTACAGAAGCCTGTACTATAATACAGACATAAGCAGTACAGAACGCTGTACAATATAAACTCTCTACACCCTTATATTAGTACAGTTTTCCGTACTTGTCAATAGATTTTAGCAAATGGAGGTGGAATTTTGAAAGAAAACTTCCGTTCTGGCTTTGAGCTGGAAGTGAAGATGAAGCTGTTGCAGCGAGGTATGAAGCAAACGGAGCTGATTCAGGCGGTTCAAAGCGATACTGGATTGTTCCTTGACGATTCGTATCTCTACAAGATTCTTCGTGGCGAGCGAAAGCCGGAGAAGATTATCCAGAGCATTTGCAAGATTCTTGAAATCGAGCAGAATACCGAAAACGAACCTCAGATGTGACTGCAAACGCATTTGAGCAAACAAGCAAAAAAAGAAAGAACTAAAATGACCAAGAAAGAAACTACCGTTGTCTGCATCAAGCCCATTGTTAAGAAAACCGCCAAAATCCGCATTATCGGCGATTCTCCGCTGATTGTCCACGCATGGACGCTATTGACAAGGCGTTTGATGCAGACCAGACAAAACACGAACAAATGAAAATGGCTGCCGGAATGGAAGCCAGCATCAAGGGGGCGATTAAATGAAACAGTATTTGGATTTGAAAGTTGACCTTGAGAATCCGGATGAAGCTCGGCATACCATTGACGAACTGGTAAAGATGTACGAAGAGGACAAGCTGAAGTGGACAGAAGAAGAACTTGCCGAAGCAAAGCGTCTGTCGATGAAGATTATGACGCAGTTGTGCTTGGATGGGCACGACATTGCATGGAGCGTCAAAGCGAAAACCGATCATACCACTTCCATTTCGGTTTTTGTCTCTGAACGTAAAATGGGATTTTGTATGCTTTCTAATGACAAATGGGAGATTTGGATTGCCAAGTGTGTCTGCCTGCACCGGGCTACCGGAAAAGATGTGCCTGCGTTCATCATCAAAAAGGCTGGTGAATGCTGGTGATGAAATTTCGTAAAGCGCAAAGCCGCAAGCGCAGACTGAAGCTGGCAATGGCTGCTGGCGTGTCCAGAAACGATGCCAACAAAGTGCTGTGGATGGAGAAATCTATCAACCAGTGCTTTGAACGTCACAATCGGGAAGCCAGACTGAAAGAGGAGATGCAGCGTGGAAGAAAAGTACTGTGAGCGCTGCGGCTTGTATCTTGGCGTGGTCAGACCGACAAGAAAGTACTGTTCAGAATGCAAGCGCAAAGTTGGCAAAGAGCGTGACAGGAAGCACAAGAAAGCTGGAATTACATTCAAGCCACGTAAGGCGTTCTGCGCATACTGCGGAAAGCCGATGCTGAAAAAAGTAGCATCGCAGAAGTACCATAATGGATGCGCAAAGAAAGCCTACAACGCAAAGGCAAACCTGAACGCAAAGGCAGCGTACAAGGTAAAACAGCAAGAAAAAAAGAAGCTGGAAAAGAAGTTCCCGTCCATTGGAGAGGTGCAAGCCCTTGCAGACAAGCTGGGCAAGCACTACGGCGAGGTGTCGCAGATGCTTGCGACAGGGGAGTTGACCTATGAACGGTAGATACTACGGAAAGCGGGAAATCCGCTGGCACAGCCGGGAGAAAAACCGGCTGGAACACATCCAACGCAAGCGGAGGATGGCAAACGATGAAGAAAGCAATGAGCAGCTTCAACAAAAGCAGTCCGTGGAAGAAGCGCTGGCAAGAGCGTGAACTTTTAAGAATGGAACATATTGAGAAAGAAAGAGTGAACAAAAATGAAAAAAATCAAAGTAAGAATCACATTCATCGAAGCAGTTCTCGGCACTTGGCCTAGAAATCAGAACATTGCGCGAGAGTTCATCGCCAGCAAGTCCCCCGATGCTGCTACTATCGAAGATGAGGTGGCAGCTCTGGGAGCGGACTTCGTATCCGATAAGGGTATGACGGTATTCCCCAGAAACGATGATGGAGAACCTGTTCTGTATGACTACCAGATCAAAGGCTTTTTCAAGGATTCCTGCGGGATGCTAAGCCGTATTGGCGGCAAGACAGAGACCGGAAAGAAAAAGGCCGTGAACGAAAGCGGCAAGCTAACGGCCTACAAGAAGGTCATTGACGGTCTGATTTTCGTTCAGCCCCGCATGATTCCCATTCATGTGAACGGTGATATTACCGAGTGTCAGCGCCCTCTCCGCGCCCAGACTGCGCAGGGCGAGCGCGTCAGCCTTGCCAACAGTGAGCAGATTCCCGCTGGTTCGACTTGCGAGTTTGAAATTGTTCTTCTGGACGATTCTCACGAGAAGGTCGTGCTCGAGTGGCTGGACTACGGCGCTCTGCGTGGCATCGGCCAGTGGCGCAACAGTTCTAAAGGGCGCTTTGCTTACGAAATCCTCAATTAACCGCTATGGCAGAGCAATGCCGCGATGGGATCAGCAAGGGCGATGCGCTGATTTGATGAGATCTGCAAAGGCTATGGATGCAAGGCGTAGCTTTGATAAGCAATGGCAAAGAATAGAAACGATAGGCTAAGGCATTGAGTAGCTAGGAGCAGAAAAGCAAAGGCAAAGCATGGTATAGCCGTGATTTGCAATGGCGAAAAACGAAAGGAGACAAGATGAAAGCATTTATTGAAGTTGCCCTGATGTGGGGCATAGCACTGGCGGTGGTTTTGGCGGTATTTCTGTTGAACTTCTGGATGGTGCATCACATCGGAATTCTGGTAGGTGCATCAGCTGCCCGTGGAATCATCGCGGCGTCTGTGGCGATGGCTACGGCATGGATACTGAGTTTTGGAGGTAATAAGAGTGAAAAGCCTGAAAGCTAATGTCCTTTGTACGCTTGGAATCGCGTTAGCAATCTTTTCGGTAGGATGCGGCGATGCAATCCAGAAAAGTCAGAGCACAGTAGCAATGTTTGGATACGTTTTCCTTTCGTGTAGCTTCCTCGCCGCAGCACTCGTCTTGTGTGCCATTGGGGTCAGCTCTGAAAATGAACGTATTGAACAGGAAAATCGCAAAGTAAAACGCATTCCTCACCACACCAACGAGTGGAGGAATGCACGATGAAATGCCCGATGTGCGGTAGCGACAACATTACAACGGCAGACAGTCGGTCAGACAATGACAGCGTAGTTCGCCGTAAGAAGTGCCTTGAATGCAACCATCGCTGGACAACAATCGAAATCGACAGAGACCAGTGGTACAGTGCGTTGCAAATCAAAGAGCAGCGTAAGAGAGGGAGACCAAAAGATGATTAACCTTGACAGATTCGGAGGAATAAACGAACCGGAGGACGGGGTGTATTTCCTAACCCGTAAGCAGGAAGCAGAAGCCAAAGAAGCTGACCGTCTGGCTGAGATCGAGGATTTGCAGTCTGAAATCGATGACAGGGAAGCAGAGCTGAAAGACCTCCGTGCGCAGTTGGCAGAGCTGATGACTGGCTGATTTTGTACAGCCATATTAAGCCAAAGTAAGAACGATGAAGCCTAATGAAGCCGAAGAAAGGAAAGAAAAATGGCAGTATTAGTAATGGTCTACGGACACTCCGGCAGCGGTAAATCCGCTTCGCTTCGGAACTTTGACCCGGAACAGGTTGCGGTTATCAACGTGCTTGGCAAGCCGCTGCCGTTCCGTAGCAACATGAAAACCTATATCACCAACGACTACGGCAAGATTGATGCCGCAATCCACAGCACCAAACGTAAGTCCATCGTCATTGACGATGCCACCTATCTTATGACAGGCGAGTTCATGCGGAACGCAAAGGTCGCCGGATACCAGAAGTTTACCGACATGGCAGCCAACTTCAACGCTCTGCTGATGCGGGCGAAGGAACTGCCGGACGATGTAGTGGTTTACTTTTTCGGTCACAGCGAGCGTGACGGAGACGGTGGCGAGAAGTTCAAGACCATCGGCAAGCTTCTGGACGAGAAGGTCTGCGTGGAAGGGTATTTCACCATCGTTCTGAAAACAGTCGTACAGGATGGGAGATACTTGTTCAGCACTCGCAATGATGGGATGGACACTGTGAAAACCCCTCTGGGGATGTTCAACGATGCGCTGATCGAGAACGACCTCGCCGCCGTAGACAAGACCATCCGTGAGTATTACAACATCCCGGTTCAGCCGGAAAGCAAAGGAGAGTAACAGATGAAGAACATCAACTGGAATGACGTGCAGGAAGCCACCGAACGCCGTGACCTGCCTGTTGGCGGCTATGTTGCCGGTATCTGCAAGGCAACGGACGAGCCCGCAAAAGAACGCCTGAACATCGAGTGGGAAGTCGCAGAGGGCGAGTTCAAGGGCTACTGGCGTGAGCAGACCGCTTCCCTTATCGAGCGCGGCAAGCTGAATCCGGGCGAATGGGCATGGGGCGGCAAGACCATCAAGAGCTACAAGGAAAAGGCATTGCCGTTCTTCAAGGGCTTCATCACCGCTGTGGAGCAGTCCAATCCCGGATACAAGTTTAACAACGATGAAAAGGCCCTTCGTGGAAAGCTGGTCGGCGTGGTTCTCCGCGAGGAAGAGTACATGGGCAACGATGGCAACGTCAAGACGAAGCTTGTCGTTGACCGCTTCACCAGCGTGGACAAGATTCGTTCCGGCGATTATGAGGTCAGGCCGAAGAAAACGCTGGCTGGTGGGTCTGGCTCCGGCTACTCGCAGGGCGGGAACGATGACTTTTCCGTGATTGACGATGATGGTTCGTTGCCCTTCTGATTGGAGATGCGCATGAATCGGGAAGAAAAAACGCATTGGACGCAAGATAAAATCTTGCTGTATGTGAAAGCCTGTATGTCTGCCACTGGTTTAACTAGAATGCCATCAAGAAGTGAATTGAGCGAGTATTACGGAAACGACAAGTTGACAAATGCAATTCGCCGTTTTCCGGGTGGCTATTACAAAATAGCTGAAATCCTCAATGTCGAAATGAAAGAAAGCGAAACGCAATTCGGAAAGTATGGCGAAGACCTTGCTACAAAACTGCTGGAAGAACATGGATTTTCGGTTGAGCGAATGTCAACTAGATACGCCTATGACCTTTATGTTAATGGAAGCGTTAAGGTTGATGTGAAAACGGCAAGGCCGAGCAAAGCAAATAAGAGTTTTTGCTATTCGTTTAACCTTGAAAAACGCTTTCCGACTTGTGATGTTTACTTTTTGATCGCAAAGAGCGAAGAAAAAGAAAGCATCTACATAGTTCCTGCATCTATCAACCAGACGCAGATTGGGCTTGGCACTGGAACGACCGTGTATAGCAAGTATCAAGACCGATATGACATTATCGCTGATATGAGCAAGGCTTTTTCTTCTGCAAAGTCCTGACCACCTACCTTATATAAGAGCTGCGCTATCTGGCTGGACGGGCGTTTGGAAAGATGAAACACTTGGGCGATATCACAAAGATTCACGGCGACAAGATAGAGCCTGTGGATTGCATCACGTTCGGAAGCCCGTGTCAGGATTTGTCCATTGCTGGACGCAGGGTGGGACTTGCCGGAGAGCGCTCTGGGTTGTTCATGGAAGCGGTTCGAATCATCAAAGAAATGAGGTTAAGCACAAATGGACTGTATCCAACTTTCGCTGTTTGGGAAAACGTGCCCGGAGCTTTCAGTTCCAACGGCGGAGAAGACTTCCGCACCGTGCTGGAAGAACTTGCCCGCGTGGAACAGCCAGACGCTATTATTCCTAGACCTCCGATGGGGGGCAGATGGAGCAAAGCCGGAGCAATTGCCGGAAATGGATGGTCCTTGGCTTGGCGACAGCTCGACGCTCAATATTGGGGAGTGCCCCAGAGAAGAAAGCGTATCGCTCTTGTCGTGGATTTTGCAGGCGGACGCGCCGGAAAAATATTATTTGAGCGCGAAAGCGTGCCGGGGCATCCTGACCAGAGCATCCCGACGTGGAAAGAAATTGCCGGACTTACTGCAAACTGCCCTACTGGAAATGATTCAGTGGTGGGAGAAACGATCCCAATAAATACACAGATTGCGACACGGTATATTTCCATGGGAGAGCGCACTGGGCTTGGGATTGGCGAAGATGGTGAACCAGCATATACGTTGCAGGCAAATCATGAACACGGCGTGTGTTATTGCATTGCCGGAAACATTATTGATCGTTATGAAACGGCCGGCGCAAATGGTTCCGGCGTGAAGGAAAACCAGAGCTACACGCTGAACACTGTTGACCGTCCAGCAGTAGCGTATAAGGTCTTTGATGCACGTGGAAATGGTGACGGCAGAACTTGTCCAACCATAACAGGAGACCACGAGAACAGAATCACGGACTACACGGCTATTGCGGTTGAACGCAAGACCTTCAACGAACAGTCGTTCAGCCACTACAAAGAAAGCGACAAAAGCTCAACCTTGAAAGCGAAAGCAGGGAACATCGGCAATGGCAGCGAAAGCCTAGTCGTAGAGAAAACCTCTATTGCGGTCGATGGGTATAACGGAGCTGTTACAGGAGAAAAAGCAGCATCGCTTACCTGTAAGAACGATGGGTCGCATTCCGGGCCATTAGTTGCAGAGAAAACCATCTGTTGGATTGTTCGCCGCTTGACCCCTGTTGAATGTGAACGGTTACAAGGCTACCCTGACGATTACACCAACATTGGCGACTGGACGGATAGTAAGGGCAAGAAGCACAAGTACGCTGACAGCCCACGGTACAAGGCTCTGGGCAACTCCATAGCCCTGCCGCAGTGGTTTTGGCTGGTGCAGAGGATGCGTCCTTACCTGAAAGAAAAGCCTACGCTGGGCAGTCTGTTCGATGGTTTGGGCGGTTTCCCTCTGGTCTGGCAAAGAGCATACGGCGATGGAACCGCACGCTGGGCAAGCGAAATCGAGGAGTTCCCCATTGCCGTTACAAAAAGGAGATTTGGTGAAGAATGATTACCTGTTGTCTCAACTGCACATCACGCCACCAAGCCTGCCACGACACCTGCGAGAAGTACAAGGCAGAGAAGAAAGACTTCGAGGAACGCAAGGCATTCGTGTATGAGCTGAACCACAGCCAGAGCGTGTACCACCGTGATTATGAAGACAAGCACCGGGAACGTGGCAAGAAACGGTTTCTCGGAAGTGAATTTAGAGGTGAACGATAAATGGGAGCTTTTATTGCAAGACAGCCGAACGGCTTGTTGTGTCGGTTTTCTTCGGTAGTTGATTGCATTACTGACTACAACATGACTGAAGATGATTACATCGAAATGTGTGCTGAAAAGGCACGAAAAGAAGCACGAGATGTTCTTGACCATTATATTAAGCCGTTTGAAATGGTTGACAGGTGTTTCTTCCCGAACAATATGACAATCGAAGAACACAAACGGATTATGAAGGAAATGGAAAAGCCTGTTGACAAAGCAACTCATATTCCATGAATTTAGAGGTGAACGAGGATGAGCAGACTTGTTGACGTTGAACCGCTGGAAAAGTACCTAGCCGGGCTTATCAATTTGGCAAGGAGAGATGAAGTTGGCATTCGATTTCCGTCTGTTGATGCGTGGAAAGCTGAACTTGAACATCTGAAAGAGCTTCCGACGATAACTCCGACCCAAAGATGGATTAGCGTGAAAGATTCGCAACCAGAAAAAGACGGAATCTACTTTGCTGTATACAAATTTTGGCATTGGGACGATTGTGTTTCAACGAGAGAGTTTAAGGACGGAAAGTGGACGGAAGAAAATAATCGAGGAAAGGTAAGGCTCTGGATGCCAATTCCGAAAATCGTGAACGATGAGGATGGTGGAGAATAAATGAGCAGGAAATACAAGCCGGGCTGTTACATCATTTCACTTGATGACTTGATGAAGCAGGAGTTTGTTTACTGCGCCGGAAAACTTGTTCACAAAGGATGGTTTGGTAGCTGGCAACTGCGATATGCAAATAGCGAACTTGCTCGACTGCGTATCAGAGAAGCCAAAAAAATCGAGGACAACGCATGAACACCGGCAAGCAGTTTGAAGCAGACTTCAAGGCATCCGTCCCGTCCGATGCGTGGTGCTACCGTCTGAAGGACAGTGCTGCCACCTACTACGGTGGTAACGAAAATCTGTCCTTTTCCATCGACAACATCTGCGACTTCCTTGTGTATCGTTACCCGATGAACCACCTGTTTGAGCTGAAAACCATTGAAACGCCCTCTATCCCTCTGGAAAAGGTGTTCGGCAAGTACGACAAGGCAAAGTGCAAATACCGCAAGGAAAAACACATCACTGATATGGTAGAAGCAATGGGGTACAGCGGCCAGACCGCCCATGTATTAGTCAATTACCGGGCAGTCAACCGCACCTTTGCAATCCCTGCCAACAAGGTTCTGGCGTTCCGCTACAACGAGAGCCGCAAGAGCATCCCTTGGCAGTGGGCAGAGCAAGAGGGGATAGAGGTCAAAGCAAAAAGGATGCGTGTCCATTGGCGATATGACGTTGATGGACTGCTAAAGAGATTGGAGAATAAAAATGACAATGGTATGCGATAGGTGCGGTGAAGTGTTTCCGCTTTCCAACGATGTGAAATACATGACACCGTTTGATGACGAACTTGACCAATTTGAAAGCAATTCTATTGTAAAATGCCTTGCTGGCGATGATAAAGGAATTTACTCGATAAGAGATGAAACCGTTGTCCTCTGCCCCTCTTGCATGGCTGCACTCAACGACTGGCTGAAAGGAGAGCAGGAACGACAAGCAAAATGGATTTACGACCATGAAAGCAACTCAATCGAGTGTGACAAGTGCAAAGCAGAATACAAACTCTCGCCGTATGAACGTGTATCGGATTTTGATTATTGCCCTAGCTGTGGTTCAAGAATGGAGGAAATAAAAGAGTGAGTGTTGTCTTTAAGTGCGACAGGTGCGGTGAGATTTTTAATCGGAAAGTGCCTGACATAAACGATTGCTACGGTACTGCAAATTCGATTCTGTTCTTAGATTGCACGGTGGAACGCAACCGTTTTGGACTGGGCGAAGAACCGATTCAGCTTTGTCCGTCCTGCATGAAAGAACTGAATGACTGGTTAGAGCCAAATGAAGAAAAACTAGACAACGGAAACAAGAACGAATGGAACAACATGACTACTCAACCGCAATGTGGCGTGGCTGTCGAAATAAAGCTTGAAAATGGAAACCTCGACATTGCGTACCGTAGATATAACGATAAACGCTGGTTTCAAAGTAGTGGTGAATGGGTTTCAAGTGATGTCAAAATCGTTGCATGGAGATACATCGATTGAAAGGAGAACAGAAGTGAGAAAAAAAGTTTCAGACATCTTGCCTAAGACGGAAATCTTAGCGCAGTTGGCAGAAGAAGCATCTGAACTGGCACAGGCTGCGTTGAAGCTGCGCCGGGCGCTGGACAACATCAAAATGAAGATGAAGAGGTGAGAACATGAAGCTGGTTGATGTTGAGCCAATTATTTCGGCGTGGAAAACTGTTGGTTTTGACAAAAAGAATGAAGCAAAGTCGTTTTTAAATAGCAAAAACTTCATCGTATACATACAAGGACAAATCAGAAGCACCATTGGAGATGTGTTTTTAGATTTAGCCAACATATTGGAAAAATCTGAGCCCGCCAATATATGGTTTGATGCCAAGAAAGTTTTACCCGAAAAAGACAAAGAAGTTCTCGTAAAAAGAGAAAAGTTCGGCATTGAAATTGCATTTTTATCTTATGACGGATTATGGCAAGAGCACGACGAGTACATTGTATTTGGAGATGTAACTCATTGGGCGCATCTTCCTGAACCACCAAAGGAGGTCTGATACATGGCAACACCCCCGAAGCGTGGTCGTGGCAGACCGCCGCTGACCGAAGCGGAAAAGAAAAAGCGTGAGAAGCGGGCGCAAAAGGCGAAAGAAGAAGCCGCTGCGAAGCGCGAGAAAGAGCGTGAGAAGAAGAAACAACAGATGCTTAACAAGCGGAAATCTATCCGCTCACAGGTGAGTAAAAAGGTGAAAGAACAACAGGAGTTAGCGATCACGAGGTCTAAGATGCTGAACACAGGCGATTTGCAGTCAAGAATCGGTGATGAAGAGGACAAGAAGGTCATTGGCATGATTGCAGCCAAGTATTTTGGCGACCTTCCGAGCGTGGACATGAACAACCCGATTGAAGTGCAGCAACGCCTTGACTTCTTCTTTGACGCTTGCATCGAAGCCAGAATCTCCCCTGTGGTGGAATGGATTGCACTGGTGCTTGGCATCGAATGGGTGAGTCTGAAGCAGATTATGGCGGGCAAGCGCCGTGATGATAGCTTGCAGCAGAAATACATCTTGAAGCTGATTCTGCAAATGCAGTCCATGTGGGCATACAACGGTATGTACGGTCAGGAGAACCCGGCAGAGTGGATTTTCCGAGCCAAGAACTACTTTGGTATGCGTGACAATGTGGAAGTCACCGTTGCGCCGCCTGAACAGCCGTTGGGCGATGCCCAGAGCGCAGAACAGCTCGCCCAGAAGTACCAGACGGCTTTGCCGAAAGGGATTGACGTGGAGTACAGAGAGGTAACAAAAAATGAAACAACGGTTGGTTGACTTCTCCGACCCGATTCTTTCAGCTGTGCTGTTTATCTTGCTTAAAGACCGTACTACCGGAAAAAACATCATCTGGGCAACAGAGCCACCGCCTGAACTGGGCATAGGCTTTGCGGATGAAATCACGTTAGAACAAATCAAGAAGTGCCCACCAGTGCCAAGAGTTCTTAAGCGTCTAGATGAGCAGAAGCAAAGAACCAAAGCAAAAGCAGAGGTTTTCACTCCTTCTTGGGTCTGCGAAAAGATGATAGACATGGGCGAAGAAAACGGTGCGATGCCCGATATGAAGAAAGAGCCTATCAAGTACATCCATTCGACAGTTCTTGAAATCACCTGCGGAGAAGCGCCATTCCTTGTGAACCGATACGACACGGTAACGGGCAAAAAGATTCCAGTACCAAGACGGAAAGGGCTATTTGACCGCAAACTGAAATGTGTAAACAACTGGTTTGATTGGAATGTCTGGACATGGCACGATGTGGCAGAGGACGCAGCGACGACTACATACGGCTATGAGTGGCAAGGTGACAGTCTGTTGCTTGCAAGAGCAAATATGCTCCTGACATGGCGAGAGAACTTTAAGTGGCTGTTTGGCATAGAGCCTGACGCTGGGAAGGTTCGCAACATGGCTGCTATCATCTCATGGAACGTCTGGCAGATGGATGGCCTGAAAAAGACCGTGCCCGGCACGGATATTCCGTGCAAAATTAAAGACTGGAAAACTGACAAGGAAATCCTGTTTAAGGATGTCGGGAAGGGAGAATAAAAAATGAAGTCGGTTCTGTTGAGCATCAAACCGGTATGGTGTAGCAAAATTGTACTGAAAGAAAAGACTGTAGAAGTGCGCAAGACGAAGCCGGAGGGCGTGAAGCCTCCATTCAAGTGCTACATCTACTGCACGAAAGATCAGTCGAAGATGGGCTGGCTGCGAATCGTCCCCGGCAAAGGCTGGCAGCGGTTGGATGGTACGGTCATTGGCGAGTTCGTCTGCGACAAGATTTGGGAGCTTGCACCGATATGCCGCGCCCCGGATGATGTCGAAGAAATAGCTTGCATGGACAGAGACCGCATTGTCCACTACCTGAACAAGTGTCACGGCTGGGCGTGGCATATCTCTGACCTGAAGATTTATGACCAGCCGCGCGAACTGCGGGCGTTCACAGGCTTGCAGAGCACACGGTTTGGTATGCGGCCTGTGGAAATTACCAGCCCGCCCCAGAGCTGGCGCTATGTGGAAGGATGATAATATGCAAACTGACAGAGGAATCTACCACAAGCGAGTGTGTGACCGCTGCGGAGCAGTTCTGGACGGTAGGATGATGAACCCTGACGAATACTTTAAGGACTGGGCGTGGCGCAGGGACACAGGCGACCTGTGCCCGGAGTGCTATGCAGAGTACAAGCGAGCGATCGGACGGTTCAACAGGGGAAAGAGAGGGCAGAGAAGATGAAAAATTGCGCTCTTTATAGATGCAAACAGTGCTTTGCAACCATGACGGACGAAGGCGATGTCAGAATCGACAAAGACATTGTTGATTGGATGTTTGAAAATGAAATGAAAGAAAGCAAAATTGGATTTATCGCAAAATTCAAAATAAGCGATAAAGTCCTCATTCATCGTTGCTCCAATAACACCGTTGGATTGTGTGAATTTATCGGATGGAAGGAGACGGAGGAATGAACTTCTACTGCACCACCGAACATTGCTCTTGCATGGGCATCAAGCAGTTCTCTGCTGGAAAGGCTGTTCGATGCACAGCAGAATCCTGCAAGAACAAATCTGAGCCGTCCTGTGGCTCTTGCAAATGGTACGCAGAGCCGGAGGGCGTGTGCGTGAACGACCAGTCAGAACACGTTGCAGACTTCGTGTGGGACGAACGTGGATGCAAGGAATGGGAGAAAAAAGAGAATGAGTAATCTTGGAAATGCGTTGATTGTGGTTTTAGCTTCTTTTCTGGTTGGAACATTTATATGTGGGATAGCATATCTCATTGAAAAAATTTTGATATGGGATATATTTTTGAACGAAATTTCCGATGAAAAGATAAAGCTTCTTGCGGATGTAATTCTCCACATTTTTACTTTTTCGATTGGATTTGTGGTCTTATATACGATGTACAAGGCAGGGGTATAAAAATGGCTAACACCCTCTGGCATCCAGCAAGCGAACAGCCACGAGAACGAACGCAGCCTTTGTTGCTTGCGACTAAGACAACGTGGCGTGATAAAGATGGAAAAATGTTGCAAGGAATCTCGCCGACAGCGTACTTTCTAGGCTGTTACGCAGACGGTCAGTTCTGGGATGAGATAGGCGAGAGACTGCCGAAAGATGTGACGGTGACGCATTGGATGGCGTTTCCGATGGTGTGAGGTGATGAGCATGAGCAATTGGATTAATGTCAAGGATAGATTGCCCGATATTCCGAAAAACGATTTTGCAAGCGATTATGTTCTGGTTCACGACGAAAAAGCTGGTGACTGGGCAGCCTATTACGATGCAAACGGTGGTTGGTGCGAAGCAAGAGAGTGCGTCCCATTCAAAAATGTTACACATTGGATGCCTATGCCTGAACCGCCTACGGAGGACTAAATATGGATGGATTTGAAGCGCTAACAAAATCGATGAACCAATGTGCTGCATCATTTGAACAGCTTGCAAATGCGATCAGGCAGTCCGAAACGCAGTGCGGTTACATCAAGCAGAAGCACAATAGGCCTGTATACCGAAAAGGCGCAAAGCTACATGAAGTTTTCAAACGAATTATAAGAACGAGAGAGGGATTCAGAAAATGAAAAAACTTAAATTTCCTGAAGATTTCTTTGCATACGAAAACTCGGGCTGCCCCGATAAGGATATTGAAAAAGCCGTGAATAGGATGAAGAACTGGATGAAGGGCGAGACCTACAAGAGCAACCCTTGGTTCTTTATGGCTGCTGGCAACTATCTGATTGTCGGCCTGATTGCTGAGGATGGGCAGAAAACAATCTACGTTGCACGGCAGTATTATGAGATAGTCAATATTCCGGGCGAAGGCTGGCTGCGTGAACCTGACGCTAAGTGCTTGTTTTAAGGAGAATTAAAGATGGAAGAACTTAAGAAATGCCCGTTTTGCGGCGGAGAAGTTACCATTGCAGAGGGCGGCTATCGCCAAACACGATGGATGTATGTTACGAGAGGAAACAAAGAAAATAGGTGCAACTGCTATGTTTTCATGGAAAGCAAAACTTACTACTTTGATTCTTCTGAAAAAGACAAGGAAAGAATCAAAGCCGACCTCATCGAAGCATGGAACAAACGCTACAAAGAGGACTGAGTATGGACAAAAAACGAGACAGCTTTACATTCCAACGATACTACTTTGAAGCCATCTCCACACTCAAGAGCAAAGAGAAGTTGGAACTCTACGATGCAATCTGCACATACGTTTTTGAAGAAAAAGATGCAACTTTGAACTCAAAAAAAGCAGAATCTTGTTTCATTTTGATTAAACATCTGCTCGATGAAGAATCTAAAAGAAGCGATATTGCGTCAAAAGGATGGTCTACACGAAAGTCATCTCATCCTCATGTCATAAATGAGATGAAAGTCAGCTCATCTATGAGTTCAAAGTCAGATGACGATGAACTCACTATATCAACTGACAGTCAGACGAACGTCAAGCCCCTGCCGGAAAGTGCAGTCAAGAAGAAACCTGACATCTTCTCCGACTTTGCTCATGGCGATAAAGCCCTGCTGGAATCCCTGCGAGAGTTCGCACAGATGCGTACAAGAATCAAAAAGCCTATGACAGACCGGGCAAAACAGATGCTCTGCAACAAGCTGGAAAAGTTTGATCGGCATGACTGGAAAGCTATTCTCGACCAGAGCATCTATGCCGGATGGCAGGACATTTACGCATTGAAACAGGATGACCAGTACGAGCAAAGTACGGAGATGGAGTTTCCTAGACTATGACAATGGACGTTCAAACGGTATTTATCGGTGCGCTGATGCTCTGCAAGCCGGGCGTTGTGGATGAAATCATACCAGACCTTGAACTTGACTTGTTCAGGCCTGAGCTGAGAGACGCTTTTGCGGCTGTTCAGGGCTATTGGACGGCTAGGGGTAAGATAGATATAGTCGAGATAAACACGCAGCATCCAGACGTAGCGCAGACGCTCTTGGCGTGTGTACAAACCTGTGAATCAGAGTGTGTACGAATTGACAGAGAGCAAATGCAGCGTTGGGCGCAACTTATCAGAGAACAAGCTGCACTTACTCGTGTGCAAGGTCTGGCATTTCAGATGACCAGCGAGCTTACCGACTATTCTGATCTATCAGACATTTACCAGCAGATGGGCGAAGCAATGAGCCTGAAAGCTGAGGAAGAAGATGCGTGGACATACGAGGATGTGCTGAATGACTATGTGCTTCACATGGACGAGAAGCCTGTGTACATCAAGACAGGCCTAGAGCGTCTGGATGAAGCGCTGCACATTTCTCCGGGCGATTTCATCATCATCGGCGGCAGACCGTCTGCGGGAAAGACAGCCCTGTCCTTGCAAATAGCAGCAAGCATGGCAAAGCAGAACTACACCGTGTACTATTTCAGCTTGGAAACCAGCAAACGCAAGCTGGGCGCACGTCTGATGGCTAATCAAATATACTGCCCTCTGGACACGGTGAAAAACAAGGCGATCAGCTTAAATGAGATTGACGGACAGGCAAAGAATATGAAGATGCCTTTATATATCCGCTCCGCTGCCGGAAAGAACGTGGCGTGGATGAAGGCTCAGGCTCTCCGTAAAAAGGCTCAA